CAATTCGGTTAATCGCTCTATCGCGTCCGTGGTTGCGTGCATCACGTCATCGGATTGTGCAATAATTATGTCGCCAGTTGCTTGCCGATAGGCTGCATTTCTGGCTATTGCTGGATTGCGATACCCAGGACACTCGCCTAGATGAGTGTATGATGTAGAGTATGTTTCGCAGTTCCGTCGGTTCTCTTCCTGGGATTCTGGATCGCTTCCGTCATCGACGACGATGACTTCATAATCAAAAGGAACGTCTTGGCACCGGATGCTTTGCAAAACTCGCCGTAGGTGTCGCGGCTTGTTATACGTTGCGATGCAAATAGAGCACTTCATTTTGATGGCCCCAGGATTTCCTCAGCGTACTTAGTAAACGTGTTCGGAGAAGTCCTGTAGTTATCCGCTGTCCAGAAGTTATTGAATGTCTGTGCTAGCGTGCTTCCACCGAACCAATGGATACCGCAACACTCCTCAGGCAATTCGTGTGTCTGGTTGAAAATTTTATCAACCCGCTCGTAGAAGAACGGGTAAACAAACTCTTGCGGAAGTTCCGTGAATGTTAGCTCGCAGTAGTCGTTTCGGAACCCCTGAAAAACAACATCGCCCGGTCGATGGATTCGACCCCAGGCTGTAGGCAATCCAGCCATCCGATAGACAGTGTCCGCACCGGTATTCTGATACTTGCCGGGAGTATAGCCGTCAATTGCGGTTTCTCGAATCGAACTGAATAGCCGATTACCTGGAGTAGCTCCAAAGAATCCGATCGCCGCGTAGCCTTCGCTCAGGCAGTATGCAACGTCGGAGTGTTTGAGCGTGTCGTATGGCATCGGTTTGACAAATAGGATATCCATGTCGGCGTAAAATCCCCCGACAGTGCTCAGCACTTCCCACTCGCACAGGTCGCTTGCGTGTGCGGGTGCGAGGTTGTCTATTGGCGGCGTCCATTGCACTCGCTTAATATCAAGCTCGTCAAGTTTGTCGTAGTAGTTTGGCCCATCGTATGTCTCTTGATCTTGGGTTTCAGAGCTGCCCCATGTTTTCGTGCCTTCCACTTCCGACTCGTACAGAAATACGTCCCAATCGGGATGGAAGTGCCGAAAGCTTTTAAGCGTCATGTAACGCATCCAAGACATTTGCGTTGCCGACCAGAAAAAAGACATTCGCTTCGGAATTGTCCGCGACTCTTGATTCTCCTTGCTAAAGTCTGTCGACAGTGATCGAAGATTCTTTCCGTCCTCGTACGGCCACGATCCGCCAGAGCTGATATAGACTCCGGTTGTCTCCGCTTCGGCCTTCTTCTTTTCGTATAGCTCCTTGGATACGTCCTCTTTGGAGTGCGTGTCAGGTCCATGTGCATGGCTTTGGTGATAGCCGGTGACTTTGTTTGTGTATCGCGGATTCAATTTTAGTCCGTGCACAAGGCAGTCGGAGAACCAATTGTCATCGAAGCAAGGCTCCACAAAATCTTCGTCATTGCCGCCAATGGCGTACAAGTCGGAACGAAAAAGAGATCCCAAAAAGAAATACGGAATCGGCCTACGCGAAGAGCAATAATCCATAATGAAATGGTGCGGATTGCCGTTTAGGAACGTGTAGTTTTTTACTTGGGCGAGCAGGACTTCGCCATCCTGTATATTCGTTGTCAGGTATTCAATCGCATTCGGGCTAACGTGAACCACATCATCACTCTGTGCGATGATGACTTTCCCCCTTGCTGCCCTGTAGCCAACATTACGAGCTACCGAGGGATTGCGATAGCGGTGATTTTCCAGAAACTGATATTGAACCTTATGATTCTGGCAAACAGCTCTCGTCAAATCAGTCGAGCCATCATCAACTACGATAAGCTCGTAATCGAAAGGAACTGATTGACGCCTAATGCTTCTCAGCGTTCGTTCAAGTTCCTCTGCTTTGTTTCGTGTCGACAACACCACCGAGCACAAGGGAGTGTTAGTCATTGCTTACTCCATTCAAATCGTACGTTCTCGCTTCGTTGGCAACTTGAATCCTGCCACGCTGGATTGCTTCGTTGATTCGACGGTTGATTTCGTCTCGAATTTTGACACGCCGTTCGCCTGAGCTTCGAGCTTGCCATTCGAGATCCGCAATTGCTTGCGACGACGGATTCGCTTGCTTCCGCTCTTCGAGGATTCGTTGATTCGCGTTGTAGCACTTGATGTTTTCGATTGACAATTTGTCAATCAGTTCTCCGATGCTACAAATTACGTCATAGGCGTCGTTCATTTATTCGCTCCTTTGTCTAGTCCAACCGGATCGTCGGATTCCAACTGTTCGATCAGGCTTTTCGTTTCTTCCGCAGTTAAAGAACGTAATCGTCGTGCTGGTACGCCAGCAACAATCGCACCATCCGGAACGTCTCTTGTGACGACTGCACCGGCACCAACTACGCAATGGCTGCCGATGGAAACACCAGGCAATACCAATGCACCGTAACCGATCCACACATAATCACCAAGCGTCACTGGTTGAGCACCCTTTATCGGGCAATGCGTTAACAGTGCCGAACGAGATCCTACTACGCAATGCTTCCCAACGGTTATCAAGTGCGGATTGACACCATCTAGTTGCCCGATTACCGTTGAGCTGTTATCGATATTTGGCATTACTCTTCCGGCAAGTGCTCGGCCCCTTCCGGTCGCGTCCCCCTTCGCTCAACAGCTTCGTGATGGTATACAATGCTACTGTCGGTAAATGCGTATCGTGCCCCCGCTTCGTGTACGCGGTCGAAGAATCGAACGTCAGGAGATTCGCCGTCGACGCAAGTCAACTCCCAGGGCCCGCAATCTGTCCAGTATCGCTTGTGAAACAGGTAGGGCATTGTCGCACATTCTCGGCATCCGCTGTCCGTATTGAGATCATCGGAAAATATCACATTGTCTTTGTAGTTTTCGTCATAGAGTCGGACGAATCCAGCCCCATTAAACTGCCCTGGTTCGGGGACTCCGAGATTAGTCGTGATGATTGCCGCAACGGGTTTCGGAGGCGTTGCTGCCGTTATGTGCAAGCTGTTGATGACGGTGTCTGGCGAAGCGTATTTGACGAGTCCACCGAGCCAGTTAGGACCGAAGTAGCAGTCGGTATTCACTAGCCCAGCATAGTCGTTTAGCTCGAACGCTTTGGAAAAACCAAGGTTCATCATCGCCCTAAGATTCGGAACGAAACCAACTGATTCGTCTGTCTTATGTTCGACCACATGCACACGGATTGGCGTGTCGCCTTTGCGGTCCTTGATTATCTGCGGCAGTCTCCTTAGGTAATCATCTACGGCTGGGCTCGCAAGCCACTTGACGATAACGTAGTCGAAGTCTTCATGTCCTGGACGCTCTATCAGAGATGAGTCCGAGAACTGCATCATATCCAACGCCGTAGAAACGCAATTAACAATCGAAACTCTCATCAGTTCGCCCCCTTTGTTATGTGTGCCACAACCTCTACGATTCCATGGAATTGCGACGGACGCTCGTTAGTAAATTCCCGGACGTAGCCGCCAGCATGTTCCACCATAAGGCAAAAATTTGCTCTCGTGCGTTGCATGTTCGCAGCCCTTGCAACCGCCGATTCGCTTTGCGTCCCTTCCTTATTGTCCGGGATGGTTTTCGGATCGAGCGGTTCCTTGTAGTGGATGGCGAAAGTTCCGCCAGGTTTCAAGGCACGAATCACTTCGCCTAGTTGATACCGAAGATCGCGATTGTTCATGTGCGGAGCAACCCACAGCGACATCGCAAGATCGAAGTTGTCGCTACCCAATCGCTTCGGATCAGTGACAAATTCAATCGACTCTCCGAGTTTCTTTTTTGCCAGATAGCTAACATCAAGAGCCCATACTTTCGCAGCTATTTTGGAGGCGTCGTTCACCCAGTCGCCCATCCCAACGCCAATGCACAGCACAGTTGATTCAGGCGTCAGCAATCGTTCCACTTCCAGCGTAGCTAAATGACCACCTAGGCCAGTGCCTGTAAGTGCCGACACATCGCTTTCGCTATGTGCCTTATCCCAATTCGATTGCTTCCAGTCGTCGTATGTTCCTAACATAGTGGCTCCTCTAGCCAATGGCTTAGTCCTTGGTTCGACAGGTACGTCTTAACCTCCGCGTAGTTCTGTATCGACTCCACAAGAGGTCTTGTTTCCTGACGAAAAGTTACGGGCTGAATTTCCGACACGTCCATTCCGAGATAGGTTTGGATTCTGAGTAGCGTTTCGTCCCACCTCGCCGCCAAGTCTTCGTAGTGTATTTCGATACGCCCTGAAAATTCGCCGTCGATCTTTTCGTGCAGGAGCCTAGTTGATCCGATGAATTCCATCAGTTCCTGCATTGGCACCATGACTGGCCCCGGGTCGACGTCCCTAGGCTTGTCGACTTTATAGCTCTTCAGTAATACGCCGACCTTGATGCTGAGAAACCTTCTAAGGAGATTGTCACGCCGCAAGCAGATGCACTTATCGACGTTCGCTGCGACAACCGACCAGAACCTGCCAGGCGGTATCGGACTCAGCGTGTCTATCCAACCGTCTCCTACTCTGTGCATTGTCGTGCCACGGTGCGTAATTCCATTTTCGGATGTATGCAGGAATCGCAGCCAGTTATCGTAATGTCCGCTTTTGTTGTCCGGGTTCGACGCGTACAGATTAAAGAACGTCGTGTCTTCCCTTGTGTCGAGTGAGTCCGTTAGAAGCATCGTTCCGGAACGTGCATCAGACAGAATCATAAACGTGTTATTGGGAGCCACTAGATAAACTCCTTGTGCGTTGGGTCGTCGCTTAGTGCGTACTGGATGGTTGTGTTTTTGTTGTTGTACATGCAACGAGGACAATTGCGAGCGTCGAGATTCTTCAGGTGCTCGACAACGTCTCGGGAGTTCCATGTGGCCGCGAACGTCTGATTTCTCAATGACCCAATCGCTCCACGCTTGCTGTAGGCTAAGTTGCAACAAGGGTACAGGTGAAGGTCAGCACCGATGTAGGTTGACACCTTGGAATACCCGCAGTCGGTGTAATGCGGACGTTCTAGTTGCAAGTCTTCTATTCGGTCTCCGAACAGATTGAACACCCTGAACTTGTCAGTTGTTAGGGTCTCTGCACGCTTGCATTCAGCGTAAGCTTCCGAATGAAATTCTCGGAAGTACTTAAAACCTAACGACTGAAACAGAGCTGAGATTCGGAAGTTATCAACCCCTAAGTCTCTGGCTGCATTGGCCGCATCAAAGACTTCGCCCCAATTGCTTTCTGTCAGAACAAATCCGACGCCGACCAACGCCGAAGGACGCAACGCCATGAATGACTTCACGTTGTCCAATACTTTTTGGTAAGTGTCTATTGGGTTGCGTCTGTATTCTGCGTATGTGGACGCACTCCCGGCATCGACAGAAAAGCGTACCCAACTCGCATCCGCCAATATCTCGGAATGTTCGGAAGTCCACCGAACTCCGTTTGTCACAAGCCCAAGCTTTATCCCTGACGAGAGTATGAGAGAAGCCAGCCCGAGAAACTCCGGATGCACTGTCGGCTCCCCTCCGCCAGTCAACTCAATAGCTTGCACGCCTAGCGTCTTACAGTCCTCGACGATCTCTTTGAGTTTCTCCCAGGGAATTTCATCGCGGGTATCGAATGTCTGATTCGACGTATATCCAACAGCACGATAGGCACACCCTTTGCAAGATTGGTTGCAGCGATTCGTTGGCACCAATTGCACATGAATCGGACTTACGTGCTGGCCCATTCGCATCTTCTGGAGAGTGCGTTGATGATGGAATATCTTCAGTGGAGAATATGCGTTATTCATTGTGCAACTCCATGGCGTCGAAGTCCTCACCACGAAACGTCCTGGAGACTGGATGCCGCGTTTTCTTCACGCCATCGCCACGTACCGATTGTATCGATGATTCTTCTTCGCCCGCGTGTTGCAATAGGCTCGGTGCGTGCGTTTGTTCTTTGTAGCCAATCGAGCGAAGCGATGTCACTACGGCTCCGTCGATATTGTACATCGGATATTTCGTGCCTTGTGAATGGCCCATAAATCGCGGCACGTTCAGCAAGTCAGTCGCCGCCTGGTTACTGAGCACAATACCCAGGGCACCCCTTCCTCTTTGGTTCGACGTGTGCCAGCCCTTCTTATTCTTTCCGAGTCCTTCGTTCTGCGGGACCGAGTATAGATTCCAGTATCGCTTTTCGTCGTACTCAACCGAATCAAGATACTGCCGCAAATTCCGATACGTCAGAATGTCATCCTGGAATATCGCGTACCTGTCATGATTCGGAAACCGAATGAACAATTCCAGCAACCCCAACTGCCAGTTTCCAAACGCTCCGATGTTCGGTTCCCGAAACGTCAGAGGCAACCCGAATTGCAAGTAGTCGCATTCTCCGGGTTCGCCGTCAACGAATAGCCGAGGCTCATCGAATCCCGCCGCCTTCAGGGATTCGAGAGTCTTCGGCAAGAGGCTATCGAATCGACTTGGTACGGTCGTTACACCGTAAGCCCACGTTATTTCAGACATGTTTCGCTCCGTTCTGCTCGTCTGATTGCCAGTTTGATTAACACCTTCGCACCGCTACGGATAAACGGAAGGCTACGTTTTTCTGCTTCCTCTTCTAGCCAGTCCGTAATCAGTTCGATGTTTTTGCGGCACCACTGCGGCCCCTGTTGGTCCATTCGTTTTGCGTGTTGTTCGCAATCACAATCGTTAGTGATCGCGAATCGTCGCAGCAATCTCTTAAGCTCTGTGCCCGGATGTTGTTTCATTTCACCCGTACGATGGTCAGGACAACGTAGAAAGGCATCCGGTTATCGGTCGTTGTATCGCTTTTGAAATCTCCGAGGTGAGTAGAGTGCTCAAAAATATCTGATTCATCTTCCGCAGTGCCTGATCCTACTGGAGTGGCCCCTGTTGTCCACTTCGTTGGGTCGACGAATTCACCTTCCTCAAATGTCATTTCGTCACCGCCGATATCCATATCGTCGGATGGATCGACTCCATCAGCCTGAATGAATACCTGGCTTGCCGTACCGCTTAGCGTATTGTTTGTGAGCTTGTCCCACGCGTACACTAAGTCGGTGAAATGATGATCGTGGTCGACGTGTGCATCATGGTCCGGGTGGTTGTTCTTTCCGTTCCCGTCGTCGTAATCGCCATGCCACCGAAAGCCGCCCGTCCCTTTCAGTGTTCCTTCGTTCGACTCGCCGCCAGTGTCCCTGCTAAGTAGCACTCTGTGAGCGGCATTCGTTAGTTCCTCCCATCCTTCCGGAATCGTGCTTGTCCCGTGTGGTGTCGTAATCAATGTCGTCTGTCGAACATCGCCGACCTTGCCGTTCATGTAGTCGCCTTCGCCAATGAAGACGCCATCCTCTGCAACGCTGTACAGAATGATTCCGTCTTCATACACCGCAGGATCGGCGTCGATTGTCCGAGGCAAATAGACGTAGAAATTGTCCGTTCCCGGATTCGTTCCGGCACGGTCATCTACAGACACGCAATAGACGCGAGGGTCGCCCGCGTTGTCCTCCCAATCGCTCACCGCCTGAGCGTACCTTGGTCCGCCTCCGCCTGTTGGACTTGCTACCCACTTCCCTTGCTTTGTCCGATGAATCAATATCCATGTATCCTCTGGAATGGCCGCCGTACTGATATTGTAAACGGTCTTGTCGAGATCAACGTAAGCCTCCATTACCTCGGTTGATTCGTTGATTCGCCAGATTTCACACTCGGCATATCCTGGTATGTCATCGCCGCCAGTTCCGACGGTTCCTTGATCGTCAAGCTTCGGAATCCCTCCGGTCGGAGTCCGTGCGATGTAAACGTCCGGAGCCTGGAAAACGTGCGGATCTTCTCCGTACTTATTCGGAGGTTGAAACTTCCGAATCCATTCCAACGCCGCTTCGATTTTCCGTTCATCTAGTTCGGTAAGAAACGAACCCATTTCATCACTCCGGAATCACTGTAATCTCGATTCGTGTTTCGCCACTCTCGCAACGAATCCACGGTTCGACGGGTTTCTCTGGCCAGAAATATTGCATGTGGCCGGGAGGCAGACGAAAGACGATAGAATGATCGAGGCCGAATCCGAGATACACCATGCCGTCGGGGATCTCTTCAGACGGTTCCGGTGCCTGAGTCCGAATCGGTTTTGGTAGCACGTTCTCGACAATGATGTAGCTGCAGTCCTGCCCAACCCATCCCAAGTCGAGTTGATGCCATTCGTCGGTAATCTTCAGCCGTCGCCGATACGGTTCCTCTTCGCTCTTCAGGTAGCAAGAGAATAGCCCCTGAGTCCGAGTCGGATTCTCATTCGGAAGGCTGTGGTAGAGAGAGACGTTCGCGGAGATGCGAGGGAAAGGCTTGCGTGTCTTTGTCGGAACGTCAAATACAATCGGTGCATCGGACGCTTCGACTTCCTCTTTTGTTGGGAACGGATCTCCTATTCCCGGTAGTTCGACTTCCATGGTTTCGCTCCTAAGGAATGTGTCACACCTCGAATGCCTCCACGAGAACATTCGCCGCCGCCGTGTCTGCCCGAATCCGCAAACGGTTATCTGTGTCCGCAGCAGTTCCGACAACGCCCGTTCCGAATTCGTCTTGCAAGTCCCGAGACAATCGAACAACGAACGATTCGCCGGGTAGCAGTTCGATCATCGGATAGAATATCTCCGCCGCATCGTCCCAAATCCCGACCGTGACGAAATTGGTGGAGTCCTGATTCTGAATCCGGCAAAGTGCGGGTTGCGTCAATTCGGTAAAGTCAACATCAGTTCCATTCAGGGACGCTTCGATGGATCCGACAACCGGCCCCTTCGTGCCAGCAACGTCAGCGTTGAACGCTGTAGGCTTGGAGCTGTAATTGAGATAGTCACCTTTTGTGACGCTCAGGCTGGAATTGATTCGTGCTTCGTTGGTCATGATACTCTCCTTAGAAGGATGTCGGAATTCCTAGTAGGGTGAAGTCCGATTCTTCGTATACTTCGGGTTGTAATATGTTCCCGTCGGCAGGGTCATTTGCGATAGAGCCATCAGCTTTGAGTGGCAATACCGTTGACACATTGTCGTCGTTTTTGTCTTTGTTTTGCTCGAAGTCCGACACCTTCGGAGGGTCGTTAAGCGGATTGTCGATCAAGTGGCGAGTGCCCTCGTCCGCAACCTCTTCATCCCATGTATTCCAGTTGACTTCAAACTCAAACCGCCGAGTGTAGTAGTAGTCGCAAACTCCGTAGAGTTTCCGCTCCCACGTCACGTTGGCAAGCAACACCTTGCGGGCGTCAAGACCCCACAGCGTATCATCGTTGACTGTCGGGACCATCTCAGCAAACACATCCAACTCCAAGTCCGCCACATTCTGAGCGACCCAAACAGTAGGATGACTGTCGTCGACTTCGACGAATAACCGTTCAAGGCTAGCCGACTCGATCTTGTCTCCATTGCGATCCTTGAATGCCTCACGCTTGTCTTTCGCAAAGCTACCGCCTACCTGTTGCGGTTCCAGTAGCGGGTCCTCTACCGTTTCGTCTTGACATCGGAAACGTGGCAACGTGCTGAATGTGTTTTTGATTTGCCAGAAGTAGCCGGGCTCATTCTTTGGCTGCTCACTGTGCGTGGATATTGCAAGTTGCGGTGTACAGAATGCCCACGCATCAGAATCGCCGCCGTAATTCCAGAAGTCACCAACAGACGGAAGCCCAGTAGCGAAGGAAGCGGTCTGCGGACCTTCACCTTTACCCGTTCGCACTAGCCACGTAATGCTGTATTCGCGTTGGCCTTCCTTGCCACGCGAAGCACTCCACCCGAGTCGCCCTTCTACTTCCGCCATCACTCGCTCCTTAGTTCAGGTTCGCCGGTTGGAGGTTGTCTTTGATAACGTCCAGTGCGTCTGCCGCTCGCTCGGCTGCCGTCAGTTGCTTTTCCTCTGTCGTCTTTTGCTCTCTTCCCTGTGCTCTGGCGAACGACCTGAAATAGTCTGCGGTGCCGACGCGTGTTCCACGTCGCACCGAAGCGGTTCCAGGACCAGACACTTTCGGTTTTGTGGCGTCGTCAAGTTGCTTCTGTGCATCAGCTCGCGTCTTTTCAATCTCGGAGTATTCCTTCTTTGCTGTTTCCTTGCTTATCCTCCCTTGCTGCAAGAGCTTATTGACGTACTCGGTTTGCTCAAAGTATGTGACGTGTATGCCCTGATGCTTCTTCGTCAAGGCTTCCGCGTCACGCTGCAAGGCCGCTTCCGCTTGCTCTTGCTTTTGTGCGGCCCTTTTCGCTTCCGCATTCGCCTCCCGTTGTGCTGCCAACAAGTCATTCCTAATCCGAAGCTGTTCAATTAGCTCTTCGTTTACACGCGTTACCCCGTCTTCCGCTCGCTCTTGTTCAAGTGCGAATATCTGTGCTTCCGTCGCCGTCATTCCCATTGTCTGGAGTTGCATATCGAGTGTCCCTAGCAAGTCGATTGCCTTGTCATTCATCGCCTGCTGAGTTTCAAGCTGGAGTCGTGCTTCCTCAAGCCTGGCTTGTTCGCCTTGTTTTTGAGCTTCGACGTCTTTATTAGCTTCTTCGCGTCGGAATTTATCTTGCAGTTGCCTCAGTTCCCATAGGTGATCTTTCGCTGCGTTCAGTCGCCTGGCAGCATGTCGCCTTTGTTGTGCGACTCCAACGTCATCGGCAGCGGCGGCATCTTCTACTGCTGTATTATCTGCCAGTATCGTTCCTTCGTAGCGATCTTTGAGTTTGCGTGGCCCAGCAATTTTTTGTGATTCCATTTGAAGAAGCTCGACTGCATCTGTTGCTTCGACTAACCGTTTCTTAAGTTCAGCAGCACGCTCGGCACCTTCCTTGCCTACAATATCTTGCACTATCTTCGACCGAGATTGACCCGCCAGGTCAAGCATCCGTTCAAATTCTGCATTCATCTCAGCAGCTTTCATTTTGACATGAACGAATGCAGCAGCTATCCCAGCAGTTGCTATGCTCCCCAAAGCTGCTTTGCTAGCAATCGATTTAATCGTGAGGGCACCCATCGCTGTGGAGGCAGCACCGATCGCAACAAACAGCTTCCCAAGTACCAGCGTCAGCGGACCGACAGCAGCGGCTGTAAGTCCGATGTTTACAATCAAACTCTTTGTACCGGAATCAAGACGGCTCCACCATCGAGTCCATTCCTTTACCCATTGGCCAATTGACTTGACCATTGGCACTAATTGCTCGCCGATGCTGGCTGCCATGTTTTTGACGTTATTCCATGCAACCTTCATCTGATTGCTGAATGATTGCATCTGCTTATCGGCAATCTCCTTGGTGATTCCGTTCGCCTTTTTTGTCTCGTCGTAATATTCCCGAATCGCTTCGCTAGTTCCAAGCAATGGCAAGATGGCCTGTTGCACCCTAGCCTCGAATCCGAGCATGTCAAGCGTGGCTACCTTCGTTTCCGCCGACATGTCCTTCATGATGTCTTCCAGATTCCCGACGATGTCCGCCATGTGACGCATCTCGCCGCTACTATCAAACACACTAAAGCCTAGCCTCTTATGTTCCTTAGCATTGTCCATGGAAGACTTCGACAGCAAGCGGAATACCCTATCGAGTTGCGTGCCAGCCAATTCAGACTTGACGCCCTGGTCGGCAAACGCGGCAAGCACCGCGACACCTTCCTCTATGTCCTTATTGAATGCTTTGAGTGCGGCCCCTGCCTTCGTCGTCAAAGCTTTCGAGAACTGCTCGACGCTGGCATTGGCAAGCGTATTCGCCTTGACCAGTACGTCAGACACACGGACTAGATTCCGAGTGTCCTCAGCAACGTCTTTCGATGTCATTCCCAACGCACTTTGAGCATCCGTCAACAAATCCGTAGCGGTCGCCAAATCGAATGCACCGGCAATAGCGAAGTCTTGCACCTTTGGCAAGAGTTTCATCGACTGTTCAGCGTCTTTTCCGGCAGACGCCAGGAAGAAATACGACTCCGCCAATTCCGTTGCAGAACGCGGACCTTCATTGCTCAGGCCAATAGCCAGATTCCGCATTCGTTCGACTTGGTCGCCAGTCGTTTGCATAATCGAAGTTGATTCGACCATCGCCTGATCGAATTGAGCAAACGCACGGACACCCATGCCGGCAAAGATTCCGAGAGGCAAGGTTACCCGCATCGTCAACGCACTGCCCATCGAAGTCATGGACGCACCGGCCGACTTCAGTGCAAAGCCGTAATTCTGAATATGCAATATCGCACGGCGGAACTTATTATTCGTGTTCGCCAGTGCCATCTGAATGCGTTGCTGGTCGGTGATAAGCTTGCCAGTAAAATCACGCAACCGACCTCGGGCGTCACGAGTGAAGTACTCAGTGGTCTTGCCAGCTTTCTGGACACCCTTGACGTACTGGCTAGTTTCAGCCGTCAGCCGAACTACAAGCTTGTCAACTTCGGTTGTCGCCATCCTTGCCACCATACCCAACTGCTGCTAGCAGGTGAGCCTTTTGCATTTTCCAGATCTTTTCGCGTTCAGCTTTCGACGGTTTCTTTTTCTTCCGTGTGAATTTCAGTAGGAAGTCCGTGAACTTCACTGCCGCCGGACGTTTCACGAATGACCTCCTCACCTCCGCCGCAATTTGCATAAGGTAGTTGTCCGTTCGTGATGGTCTGTTGTCCTCTTCGTCCAGCCATTCGATCCACGCCAGAAACTCCCGATGAGTCGTCTCTTGCATGCACTTCCGAAGCGACATGCCAAGGTGAGACGCTAATCGGAACCATCCGTCGTAAGCGTTTCTGAGTTTTTTGCCGTCTCATCTTCGTCGCGAAGCTCCGCGAGTTTCGCTTGCAATTCGGCAATCTGCTTTTCGATGTCCTCTTCAGAAACGTCGGCGTCGAGCTTGCTGATCTTCTTTGCCTTGTCGAATAGGCTCGTGATGATTCGATGCGGCCACTTGCGAACCTGCGACTCTTGCATCGGCTTCCGAATGCCAGATCCATCTTCCACCTCGAACAGGCAAAGGGACACAAGCAACGGTTCCAAGTCGCCAAGCTTGCTGAATCCTTGCGGGTTACCATCGGCTCCGTACTTCGTGCAAGCGATGGACGCATTCCGCCACTTCACGGCGGCATCGCTCATTGCCTCTTGCAGGACGTATTCTTTGTCGCCAATCTTGTACGGAATTTCGATAGGCGTCAGATCAAACGAGATTACTTCGGACATTGGTTTCGCTCCAAATCAGGTTGAAAGACGGTGCTGGCTGTTCAAGGGGATGTGACAGCCAGCACCGGGTGATACCAAGCACCGTTTGGTGGTTGGCTGTATAAACTAGGTTCCAGGCTTGTTATCGAGGACAGGTGCCTCTTCAGTTCTGGTCGACGGATCTCGGTTCGTCGGCTGAACAGTAACCGTTGCCTCGGGCTGCTCGCCTTCGACCATTTCCCCAGGCTCGAATCGCTTGAGGAAGCCGTAGAATGCAAGTGAGGTTCCATCGGGGAAATAAACCGCCACGGTCGTTTCGACGTTCAGGAGGTTGTTCTTAACGCCATCATAGACAAGCGGGTCCCATGCACACGTCGTCGAGAATTCCGTCAGGGTCGCCAGTGAGCGAGCCGCGAAAGTCCGCAACGCAGAATTGTGCATCGTGGTAATGTCGATTTCGTCACCACCATCCCAGCCGGGAGGCGTGACAGTTTTCATCCACAAGCCGATGTCCGTATCGGCCGAGAATACGATCCGAGTCGAATACCCATCGTCGAAATGGATTCCAGCGGGATCGCTTAGAGAGGGTGCTGAAGGTTCAGCCATGGTATAGCTCCTTAATTAGGATTGCCGAATTGCGGCAGTTGCGTTAACAGTGAAAACATCCAAATCACTTTCCGGGTGCTGCTTTCCAATCGCCAGCACTTCCGACTTTCGCGAAATGGCGTAGATCGTATATCCGGTTGAATCAACGGTAACGCCCGTGTATCCAACCTCTTCATCGAGTGCCACCGCAATGGCCCTCGCCTTTGTGTATCCTGTTGGGTGTGTCTGTGAACGAATTCGGACTTGAAATCCGTGGTGCTCTTGCTGTTCGCCACTCGTTTGCAATCGTCCGTCACTTGTTCCTTGGTTGTCGAAAACGCTGATTACGTTGTCGGGCGAATCAGGCTCATTCGATATGTATGCTGGCCACGAATCCGAATCGGCCGGAGACGTAGCGTATCCCAGGTCAATCAGCAATTGCTGTATAATGGCCGACGGTGAATGGGTTAGTGTTCCGCTCATTTATCCGCGTTCCATTTTCGTGTAAGCACTGCCCTTGAGGTTTCCGGAATCAACAGGCACCAATTCCTGACTCTTCTTTTGCAGCGAATGTGCCGCGAGCAACAATCCGGTCCGAAGGTCGCCTGTCTTCTGGTATGCCTTCGCGATGATCTTTCGCCACAGTGCTCGATGCTGCCGAAACGGTGCCACAAGGAATTGATTTTGCCCTCTGCCTTGCGGGTCCCAATAACGCCCCTGTCGTTTCGTTCCATCCGGTCGTTTTCCGGTTCGTTTCTTCCCTTTCAATTTCATGTTGTACTTCACGTTGATATTGTTTTCATGCACGTACAAAGCGTACTTCGCACCGTAGCCAACCAACGCCGACAACTTGTCAGACTTCCGAGCCTTACCAACCATGCGGTTGAACTTGCTGGCCAATCGCTTGTCGCCTACTACGGTTGCTGCCATTAACTTGCTCCATGTTAGCCATGCCGTACGTAGTCTTGCGTCTCACCATCTCGATTCGGAGCAAGCCTATGAGCAAACCCAGGCAAGGCTCCCCATTGATCTCCGGAATAGCGATAGTCGCTAGCACGCATCACCAAGCAATTGCCCGCGTCTACCTGCTCGCGAAGGTAAGAAAGTATCTGGTCTGTCAGAGTTGCGGAGGCAGTGGTAGCTCCCGCCGCATCTCCTATGATATGCCAAGTAAGGCTTGTCTTCTCTCCGGCTGTAATCACCCCATCGATAAACGTCTGAGCCGTTGCGAAATCAGGCCATGTTACATTGTTCACGGACATGTAGTTATTGCCCGCGAACTCGCCACTGATTGAAACGCCATCCGCCATTGACGGGTAGACACTAGAGCCCGTTCCGCCGCTGCGAATTGCATCGGTGCGGCCCTCGGCTGCGGCCGCTGCCCTGATAGTTGCATTGTTGACTCCGCCTGGAGTTGCCACGTACCGAACGCCACGAGACCAGCCATGATGAATCAACCAGTTGGCTGCCTTGCGAATCTGCGTCTGTACGTTGGCCTGACTCAAAGCCGCCCAATCATTGTCGTCCCAGGTATGCACCGAGAATTCGTGGCCCAGTTCGTAGGCAGAATTCAACTCGTCCTTGGTCAATGCCGTGGATTCTCCGGTTTCAATGTCATTGCAAATCAGATTCAGCGTCATGCGGAATCCGTACTTTTCGACCAGCGGCATCAAAGTGGTATTCGTCGTATTGCCGTCATCGGATTCAAGCAGGAAGATCGGCATGGGCTTCACTGCCCGGAACGAAGCAAGCCTTACAGTGACATCTGAAACGTCCTTGAACATCCGAAGTCGGATCTTCTCGATCCCTGGAGTTGTCCAGCTATCGTCATCAAAATCCCCCGCGTACGTATATCCGGTTCCTTTGACCTGCCAACGCAAAACATTCCAGCCAGTGTATCGAGGCACGATAGCGGGGTTCACATAGTAATCACCACCTGCAACATCCGACCACATGTAGGTCTGCAACCCTGCTCCAACGTTGGCAACATTGTCCACATGCATCAGGCATTCCATTTGTGGATATGTCGCCAAGTTCATCTTAAAATTCGTGGTCAGCGTAGACTCAATCGAAGCGTTGCTGTCACCGTCGGTAAACAGCTTCTTAGCCTGTCCGCCTAAACCGACGTACGGTTCGCCCGTTTCGTCTGCGACTGTTCCATTGCCCGAGTAGACTGCCCACGTCCCTCCGTACAACTCCTCTGCCTCGAACATCGAGATAGGGAGTCCCTTAACGAGAAACGGATTGTACGGAGGCAGAGACGCTGGAATCAATTGCTCCATGCCACCGAACAGACGGTCTTCGTAAACAGCAAGGTCTGTTCTCGGCCCCCAAACATTAGCACCCATGTCTATTCTCCTCAGCTAGCGATGACTTCTTTGCTGGTAACCCCATAATCAATCAAAGCATCCCCACCATCTCCTTGAGCGGTGACAGCAGAAATGAATCCACCAGTCACCTCCGTCACGCCATCAAGGACAGGCTGGACTGCTTCAACCTCTAATGAAGCTCCTGCCGGGATGCCAACGTACTCACCTGTCTTGTGAGCACCGACTACATTGATAAGCACCGGAGCTGCTGACGAAGACCTGCACCCCACGAAAAACTTCTTTGCATTGCCACCGTCCGTTGTGGCATCGAAGATAGTTACAGCGGATGCCGACGATATCGTTTGTGAATTAGCTGCACTTGCCATGCTACACCACTCCTTTCGTATATTGTGTTGTTGTTGCCATTATCTTGACGCCGGCTCGATTGAAATTTCAAACTCACCACTGTTCGCAGGAAATGTATCTTGCTTTCCGGATTCCTCCACGATGAAATACGCATGGAAGATTCCGACCGTGTCCACGTCCGCCGCCTGAGGTGAATACTGAACCTTACCATTCGTCGCGTCTGTCACGCTCACGTTCGTTGACGTTTCCGCTACCTTGTCTTCTCCGGTTTTCCGAAACACCATGTGAAACTTCACCGTCAAACCAGACAAGTCTACCACCGTGTTGTCAGGACGTTTCAACGTGGCTGCAATCGCAATCCGCGTATCGTCCTGTTGCCGCGTCTGTTTTTGGTGTGCCATGTTACGTCCCTGTCAACGTGAAGTTCTTTGTGCTGGTCCCTTCCAAATCGAAGGCGTCCTCTTGCGTGCCGGTCAAGGTGAGGTTTCGATTGTCCGTTCCGATCAGGTCGTACCTCTGACTTACAGTTGCCGCAACCGCTTCCGGTGAAGCACCCCAGCCGATTACGTATCGAAGGTAATCAAGGAATCCACTTGCCATTAGGAGACTCCTGTAATCGGGTCAGCCGATGCGTCAACCGTCACGGTGTAGGTTTGGAACGTCGAATCGTCCGAAGGTTTCTTAGCCGTCAGCGTCGTTCCGCTGATGCTGGAATTCGTGCTAATCATGATGGTGGCACCGAGGCTATGTTTGTCGGCAGTGTCTTCCACGTTCTCCACAGCACGGACTAGAATCGCGTCGGCCGTGCTGTTGCGTTCTGCCTCCGTCAGCGAAACCCCAGTAGTTACCGAGTTGACTGAGCCAGTCAGATTCCCGGTCCATGTTCCGGTAATGTCCGTGGTCCACGCCGTAACCAAATCAAGGCCATCAATAGCAAGCTTGAATCCCGTCTTGTCGCTCACGGTTACGCTCGTCGCCGTAATCCATGCCGCATCGCCGCGATCCCTGATTGCTTGGAGTGCATCATCCGAGCTTGCGAACGTCGACCAGTCTCCAGTAGTGGATGCCAGTTTGGCCATGATGCTATTGTCAACCGGATCGTCCGAATCAGCCACCGCAACAAGATGGTCGAGTTTCTGAGCGACGAGTGCGTCATTCGCTTCTGATTGAACTTCCGCTTTCATTCCGGTCGACATTCCGCCCAAGTCAGTCAGCCCAGCACCCGCGACTCCTATTTCCGATGTGTCAGCAACTATCTCGACAGTCATCAGGTAGGTCGCGTTCCCAAGTGACTGGAGAGCCTCTTGCGAATCCGTGGTATTGGCGTAGTCGCCAGCACCACTTCCGCCGTCCGCATTGATCTCCGCCAATTCCGTTGCATTGTCGGTTGCTATCGCCGAATCGCTTCGTGCGATCAATTGCGTATAGGCCAGTAGTTTCGCTTGCGTTGCCATTCCGCTTTGAATCTCCGTCACAGCATCCGCCGCAATTGCGTCAGCAGTAATCGAATCAGTTGCGAACGTCGCAGCCACAAGAGCATCCGCAGCAAATGCGTCCGCCGTAAACGCTCCGGTTGCGATGGAGCCAGCGTCGATTGCATCGTCTGCGATTGCATCGGCCGTTATGGCATTGGAAGCAATCGCTCCAGAATCAATTGCGTTGTCAGCAATGGCCCCAGCGTCGATAGCGTTGTCCGCGATAGCATCTGCCGTAATCGAATCAGTGGCGAACGTCGCAGCTACAAGAGCGTCTGCCGCGAAAGCATCCGCAGTGAATGCTCCCGTCGCGATAGAGGCCGCATCAATGGCGTCGTCAGCAATCACTGCCGACGTGATGGTGTTGTCACCCATCGAGATGACGACAGATTGATTCGTTCCGTCAGTCACCGTCGATCCGGTGCTAGTGTCAGTGAGCGACGTAGAATCGCCGTACAGGTTCACGACTGCCGCAGTAGCCGTTCCGTCAATCGTAATCGGTCCAGTGATTCCAACGAATTGAACCGTCTCACTGCCACTCAGCGTTACGGTAAGTGCCCGAGTGATTCCGCGAACCTCAACATCCGCACCACCTGTGATGATTGTGGTTCCGCCACCGACAACCACCTCATGGCTCATGGTGCAATCAGAATCGAGCGTGATGTGTGCTCCACCCTTCCAGTCACGGTTATTGACTCCAACCGCTCCACCCTCACCAGAGAAGTCGAAGTAGGGCGTTCCAGATCCAGCCACTAAGGAAACGCATTCGACGAATACGTATTGTCCGGTTCCACTCGACGTAACAGGCGAGCCTGAAGTCCCCGCGAATCCACACCGAACCGCGTAGCACGCCGGAAGCGACGTTCCTGCATTGATCTCACAGTCCTCGATAAGGACGTTGCTTCCTGTTCCGGTTCCACTGATCGAAGCGTTGTAGAATTTCGCGTGCGTGACAACTTGGCTTCCGAGCGAGAGATTGAACAGGCCATCGCCGAGAAGAGCGTAGTGCGTGCTGTCTCCGGTAAGCGTGATTGTCGAATCATTCGAGATGATGAACTTGTCGAATCGCAATTGACTATTCAGAGTCAGAGCATCGGCCCAGTTGTCGACCTTGTTATCAGCGACACCGTTTACATTGACAATGCTTCCAGATTCACCGTTATTCGTGTCGACCCAGATCGCACCGTTCTGGTAACCTGTCGTGCTGCCGGTTTGCGTGTAGCTGACGACGATCTGGTCAATCAGCATCTCCGTATTGGCCTCTAATGAAGACCCCTGAATGCCGACTTTCACCTTGCCGCTTGAATCAACGTGCCGAGCAAACAGCGTAGCCACTTCCGTTGTATCGTTCGCCGACGTGCTGCCGTTGATTCCCGTAAACGCGGTCCCCTTCACAACCTCGAATGAAGTCGTGTCGTTATTGTACGCAACGATGTCAACTGTATCGCTTCCACTCGGAGGTGACCCCTCATCGAGTCGACCATTGACAGAGACTTCTACCGGAGTGGCAGTTGTGCCGATGTCCATCTGATAGTAGTAATCAAGCGTTCCGGCCGCGTTCGTAATTCCGTGGTAGACTCCGTCAATATTGCTGGCGTTTGCGAATGTGCCTGTAGTCTGAGTGCCTGTCGTAAGCGTGTAGGATTCAGCGTCCTGGTTGATTGCAGAACCGCCACCACTGATTCCGCCAATCTGACTCGATAGCGTTTTCAGTGTGTAGGTAGCAGAACCGTCCTCTTCCCGTGCCAGAATCGTCGTGCCAGAATCAGCTTTCGCAAGTGGGTAAGCAGTCGATTCGTCGTACTTTCCGGAAGTAATTACGTCGTCGCTCAAAGCTGCCGTATTGACATTGAGGTAGTCATTGCCGTCAGCCGTGGCACTGACTCCAAGCACCTCCGTGATGTTCGCGTTGACAGGTGCGGTGCGAAACGAACCGATGAATCCTGTTGGGTTCTGCGAATCAACCGCTAGAGTTGCGAAGACAGCATAAGTCGCACTGCTGCCGAATCCATTGCCACCGGTAGCAGCGATCGCCACTTCGTAGCATCCAGACGGGTATTCGATAGCAGTCCCGGTCGTGCTCAGTAAAGTTGCCGATCCGTTATAGACAGGGTCCGCCCCAGCACCATCGCCAGCCTGCCTAACGTAGAATGCTGCACTGGCACCATCATCACCCGACCCGCTTGTGTCGTTGGAGGCGAAATACAAATAGACGGTGTCGCCAAATGCGATGTATTGATGAGTGCTCATAGCAGAGTCCCGTTAAATAGGTCCGCTCCGAGATTAGAGCCTTGTAGTTGATTCATAATCGCTGCTGATGGTGCCACGCCAGTTGCTAAAATCGGCACGGGCTCGTCTCGTGGTCGGATTAGTTGGTGTGGGTCTTGGTAGAGTTGGTGAAGTTCGGAAGCAGATAGATTGCGTTGATGGATGGATGGGACATCTATGTCGCCGATGAAATCCTGAACCCCAGTCCCAACCTCTAGATCGAAAGTACCTGACGTCGGCGGTAGATTGCTCGCATCACTACCGATTGCCGATCCGTTCACGTACAGCGTTAATGCCGAATCCGCATCGACCACGGCGGAGAACATCCGCCACTCGCCGTCCGCGTACGTCGTGCCCGCTGGGTAGACCGCCGTTCCTTGCAATGATGTATTGTTCTTCCAGTAGCAGTACACTCCCAGAAGACCACTGCTAGCACGTAATCCCAACTCAAAATTACTATCATTTGATGTCCATGGACCGCGTGTGATGATGCCACGATAGCCGGAAGAATTAAGCGTCGTGCGTGCCCACGCCGACAGAGTGAACGGTGGAGCAAGATAATCCATCGCCGTTGACAACGACGTACTAGAGAAACCCATTCCGCGTGTTTTCCATGTGGCTCCGTTGTTGTCGAGGGTCAATTCCCTCGCCACATCCATCACGGTATCGCCAGTGCCCTCCCACATCGGCCAATAGCCAACCAATCCCCGAGCGAGGTTGTCGCTCGAATGAATGCCTGGACACCAGATGGATGGTTTGAGGGAATTGCTCATCGGTTAGCTTGCTGCTGGCCAATCTGCTGTACGGTAGGAAACGGTTGTCTCAAGCGTTTGCCCAGAATCGTTCTCCAATGCGATCTTGCATGAGCCGTACATTTTCGGGTCGATGTTGAATCGTTTCCAAACGGTATCGTTCTGGACTGGCGTAATCGTAAACGACCATGCCCCGCTATTCGTCAGTTCCTCGTAGTTCGGAACACTGCTGCAAGCACCGAGAACGTAGACCGTAACGTCGCCGGATATTGCTCCAGTGTTGTCCTCGACAATTTCGAGGCCGACTTCACAGCCTGCTTTCGTGTCGAGTGAAATAGCATCGCTCGTCAATGATGCACTGTCGGCAACTGTCGTTCCGTCCCAATCGACGGAGCTGATTTCAGCGTCGGTAAACGCTCCCCAATCGTATCCTGAAGCTGCCATGATTAGGCCTCCTCTGCGTCAAGTGCATCGGCAATGTCTGTTTCGGCCGTCGCCAGAAACGCTGCTACCGAAGCCGCCAACGAATCATCCGCGTTGGCCTTCGCTCGAAGTTCCGTCTTCAGTCGCAGCTTCAGTTGGTTCAGGTTCTCACCTTCCGCATGTTGCGTCCGAAGCATGTAGGACTTCGATTCCGACGTTTCCGAATCAGCCCGCGTACCAACGACGGTGATTCGTTTCGTCTCCAGGTCATCGACGTTGATTCGTACGTCCCAAGTGACTGCCATCTAATCGCCTCCGTGGCTATCTGGACTCGCCGGATAGGGGCGAAGCAATGCCTCCCGCACTATCTCGTCGAGCTTGTCTTGTCGTTTGGTAAACTCCTCGTGCATGTCTTTCATATCCGACCGCTGCGTGGAGTGGTATTGTCGTATCGTGTTCAATTGGCTGTTGATTGATTCGAGCGAACCGTTCTGCCGTGCCTGATGTTCTCTCAGTGCTGAACTTGCTTCGTAACCTTCGGACAAAGCACCGTACAGGAAAGGCGTGCTGACGGTGAATAAGGCGATAAGCACTGTCAGAATGCCGCCTGCCCACCATCGCATGCTGCGGTGAATTCCCTTGCATTGTTCCAGTGTTACCGGAGTGCATTCGTTTGCTTTCGCCATAATCAGCCCTTCCATGTTGTTGGCGGTTGGAGTTCATTTGGAATCGTTGTGTCGTCCGGTTTTTGCCAGTCGGAGAAGCGTCTTGATTAGCCTAATCGTCATCTCGATGACCCATGACGCAATCCAGATCACCCTCCATATACTGGCTTTCATGGCTCACCCTGCATCAGTCACACTTCGCACGGCAAACGCACCGTACCGAAAATCAATGTCGGAAAGCTTGATTCGTCCGAGTCCGTCGTCGCCCCAATCGCTTCCCCATGAATTCAGGTAGATCGCTTCCTCCATGCTTATCAGCTCTACCAAACAACAGCTATGGCCACGCCAGCCGAATACAACCGGCAATTGAGCAAGCAATGCCGTCCGTACTTCCGAGATGTTACCTACATCCCAGAATTCGTCGATGCGGTACTTTGCCGCGTGTTCTTCCATCAGGTCTTGCGGTGGCTTCTCATGCCAGCCTTTCGACCGTGGCCAAACTGATTCCGGCAGAATCCCTTCGTCGCGTGCTCTTGCGAGATTACTGTCGATGCTGCTTCCGCCACCGCCTCCACGATTGCTTGCGTGCGTGAAAGCGTACAGAGACAGTGGGTTTAGCTTCACGAATTCGCGTCCATTGAACTCCCGAATCAGTTGGACCGAACCTGTAGTGGATTCCGTAGCACATGAACCGTTCTGGCCTTGGTCTTTCACTTCCCGGATATGAGACTTCATGGAAACGCCATGCTCAATCATCTCGCGACATACGTCGTCGTTCCATGTATCCAGGTTGTCAGAAAACGCACCACAGACTTCTCCGAAACGAGTCTCACGGCGATTGCAACCGAACATTCTGATATCGTTCATTGGCCAATCCTCCGCAACAATTCCACCGCGTCATTGCCATCGTTCCCGAGCGGAAGTGGCTTAGCGTCGATTTTGAAAGAGCCTCCGACGTGGCGACCGATCAAGACTGCCGGTACTTGCTGGCTTGCTAGTGCGAGTCGATACGGTTTCAGCCACGCCGGAGGTTCCCCCGTCCGTCCGTCCGTCAAGTCCACATCCTCCATCCGGAAGAGTGCAAACGGTTGCGTCTCTGCGTAGTTCCGAATCTTGCTCAGAGCGATTGATTCCTGAGGTGTCCGTGTCGCCGATTCGTAGAGCACCACTACCGATAGCTTCTCCGGAGGTAGTGGTGTCGGGATAGGGTTTACGTCGGACTCTCCGACCGTAATCACCGCTTCCCCGTAGTCTTCTCCACAAGCAACGAATAGCAGGTACTCGCCTGGTACCTTTGCTGCGAAGATAATCATCGCATCCTGGCCCCAAGTCTTCGCCGGAATCCAAGTCGTGCCTTCCCGAGGCCACTGTTTCGCAATCGCCTTCGGAAGGTCCTCGTCAGCGATCCCGGAAACCATCACCTGGACGTGCTCGCCTGGTTCAATGGTTTTCGGTGCTGTCAACTCGATAGCAGCCTGTACCGGCATCGCTGCCAGAAACCATGCCCATATCGTTATTGTGAATTGCCTCAACATGGTTCACCTCACAGTATCGCAATGAAGAACAATGCCCACTTGACAAACTGTTCAATCCACCACATGATTGCTTCCCACTTCTCCTTGTCGATTCCGACTTCGGCATACGCTTGCGGGAATTCGGCTTGCAGTTCGCCTGCAACATGTTGCGTCACCATGCTCGAATCTTTGCCGTCAAGGTCGCCAGCATTGTGCATGGCGATTACCTTGCGTAGCACGCTCCAGCGAGTAATCCCCATGGCTCGCCGCTCTCGTAGAGTCACCCTCTCGGCACGACTGGCAACATCACTTGCAGCAGCTTTGAGTGTTTCATCCTTCGCAGCAGCAAGAGTCACGTCCTCGACCTGTTCGATGGCAGGTGCGTCAACTGGCGGTTGTTCGCCTTCTCCCCACTGTGCCGACGCAACGGCAGGAATCAACATCAGAATTGCAGCTAGTGCGAATCGTTTCATCACTCACCATCCTTAGGCATCGCGGGCCATACGGGAGTGTCTTCGTCCGACGAAAGGCTTGCGTCGATCTTGTCGTACAGGAATGCAACCGTGTCCAGAATCGACCGTTTCAGGAATCGGTCCACGATAGCGTCAGGCCCAGGCAGGTCGATTGGCCGGATATACGTTTCGTATAGAGCGTCGATCCGTCCAAGCAAATGTGCCTTCGGATCGCTCGCATTCCGAAACGCCTTGATCTCTTCGGTAACCACTTCCACTAGTTCAGAAAAGTCCATGTCTCGCTCCCTTGTTATGATTGATACGCTGACAACGAATCACCGGCACGCTTCAACAATAGTACGCGGCGGTAATGTCTGTTCTTTATGTCCGGAATCTTTTCGATCCCAACCACCTGTTGGAGTCCTGTCGGTGCATCCGGCAGGTCATCTAAAGCACCCAACCAAAGGATGCTTTGCTCTTCCACGTCCTGAGCCACGACCACCTTCGCGGTAATGTCGAACGTGTTCCCTTGCGAATCAGTCACCTGATCTCGCGTTTCCTCCCATCGCACGTCCAGCTCTACCGGAGTACTGGAAACAATCGGCCGACCGTAATCGTTATTTACGGAGGACGATTCCCACAATACAGCTTGTTGGAATCGGCAGTCGGTTTCGATTGAGCCCATGACCTATTCCTTCGGCGTGTTCTCGACACCACGACGCTCCCTGTCCGCTGTCCTGTCGTTTAGCCACATCAAGGCTTCCTCAAGCTTCGTAATCGCCAACGCATTCTGCCGGCACGACGCTTTAGCTTGCAGGCTCCGCATTCTGTCGATGACAACAGCAAGCACTTCCTCATTCGTCGTGCCATCCTCAACCGTCTCGAATTCCCGAGTGTCCTCGTTCAGCTCTTTCTTTATGAACTGGATGAATTGCGGATTCGTTCCGTCCATGCTATCCAATTCATATCGATGTCCGTTGTCTACACACTTCATGTTTCGCTCCTTGTGTTAGTCCCTATCCACGTAAGCAGTCTGTTCGCTCGGAGGCAATCCGAGCCAGTCCATTGTCGCCTTCGCTCTCGGCTCTTTGTCGAGCCTAGCTAGCGTCCCCGTGAGATCGCCACGCTTTGCTTGCTGGCCCCAAAGCGTAGCATCGAAGCCCATGTCGGTAACGCCCTGAAACTTCGCGGAAGCGTCAGCAGTTTTCTTATCGTGATACTGAAGATCACGGATAGCGTAGAAGTGAGCGGCGAGGTACGTCTCGATCCGCTCTTTCATTCCAGTCGTCAGAATGCTGCTGGAATCCTGCGTAACGACATAATCAACCAGCTCGGTTGCGAAGTCGATAAACGGCGACATCGAAATAGATTCGTCGCTGCCAACTACCTCCCGCACTTTCTCTTGTGTCGTCCGCCATGCCATCGTGTTCGCTCCAGTTTCAGGCTACAGAACCTTTTCAGCCACAAGCACCTCAATCATTTCGCGTTTCGTGCTTGCTTCGCTGATGTCAACCTCGCGGTCGGCAGCAAACTCTTCCAAGCTTTCAACCGTCCAGTCTTTCGGGTCTCGACTCGGTCCGGAATCCAGAATCGCTTCCTCTTCCACACTCTCAGCAATTCGGAACCGAGGGCTCCGTCCTTGCGTAGCGTTGGTGAGGTCGCGAGTCGATGAGACAATGTCGCCCGGATAGAAACAACCGGCCGCCCGCTTGTCCCCCGGTATTGCAACCGAGGGAGTAACGAGCGTCAGGTGTTTATCGGCAACAAGGCCGTTTAAGACTCTCCACAGGATCGTCATGGTTTCGCTCCTACGTCCATGTTAAACAGTCGTGCCGTGAACAATGGCCGACTTGCGGTTCGCTTCGGTAACGTCCGTCCCGATGTACTGGGAGCGGAGATCCGGAACCTTGATGCCCATGACTCGAATCATGGTCTTGGCTCCGCCCTGTGCTTCCCACATTACCGGCGTGAAGTCCATGCCATTGACGGCACGAATCGTCTCGCTACCCAGTTCGACTAGCAGCAATTCGTCGGTCGAATCGAAGTAGTCCGGCGTCGAAACTCGGGCGATCTCGTCAATCGCTTGGATTCGCTCGCGTACGGTTCGCGATACGTCAGTGATACCTGCCGCCGTAACGGTCTTGTAGTAATCCTGAGCGAGCAGCGTACGGAAGCTATTCGAGCAGTACAACACGAACGGACCGAAGAAGTTCTGTGCCCGAGCAAGCTCGATCATCGCCAGCACTTCCTCCATGAACGCCGACGGAGTAACGGTCGAAGCGGACGTGATGTCCGTCTTCTTGATCCGATGCGGTTGCGTTCGGTAACCGTAAATGTCGTTGTTGCCGAACGTGGTATCGGAACCGATGCTGAACGTGCTCGACAAGTCAAGCGTACCCAACGTCATCTTCTCCAACGTCTCGCCACAACGGCGACCGGCCATTTCGATCATCATCATATCGAACGGCTGGCCATGCTTCTCAAACATCGCCTTCCGTCGTTGCGTGATGAATGCACCGGCATGGATGATCGGCAGCGGCAGGATGTCCGACGTGAACAACGGAGCGTCGTTCATATCGTTGGATACCGCGTCCATGTCGATCTTCGCGTCACCAGGATCGGTCATCGTATCACGAATCAGGCCGGTCGTGCCCATGCCGTCAATCGTGTACGTCTCGGCCGATTCCAGATCGGACCACGCTTGCAGCCGCTTCCGGGATGCCCGAATGATCGTCCGATCGATCTCTTGCCAAGCCTGATAAGGCAAGGCGGAAGCATTGTGCGTCTGAGGCACAATCCCGCTGTTAATGAGCGTCTGGAGCGGAACGTATTCATGTTCCGTCACCATCGCGTGTTCAGGACGGTTCGGATTGTAGTTCGCACTGTCCTTTTTGTTCTGAACCATGCCGCCGGTTTGAATCCGGCAGTACTTCTTTCCATCGGTCTGAATCACCGGCCGCAAGAGGCCCGGATCGAAGTGGATTCCTCCACCAGTCGAAAACCGGCCGTTCGCAATTTGCGAAGCCATTTCGCCTTGCCCGCGTCCGTTGGTAATCAGATCGATTTCCACGTTGTCGATGAAACCCGCCATTGTATTTTCTCCTATGGAGGTTGCGTTCTGTTAGTCAGAGTGCTTACGCACCGCCCTCGCCGTTGAATCGGCACCATGTAAGAGCGTCAGCCGTCGGATCGGTTGCAGCTTCCAGCAGTGTGAACGGATGAGCTTCCGCGTCAGTGTCGGCAATAATCAACGTACCGGTGCCGTCCTTGACCATCATCTCTTGACCGATGACGTGGTCGTCGCCGGTTCCAGATTCATCCGCAACAAGCATATTCAGTTGCTCGCCCGGCAGCGGGTAGTAGATCTGCCCGAGGTCGCCGTCAGCGTAGGCGTCATCGTAGGTGCCGCCTTCGTGGTCCTTCTCAACCAGCACAGCGATGCACTTGCGGTCGCCATCGTTATCCACGTACTGGCCGCTCGAATAGGCTTGCGTACCGTAGACTTGGTACGAAAACCGATTCTGCACCGCAGCAGTGCTCGGCTTGATTTCCATGACGGTGCCGGGTTTCGGCGTTCCGACAACAGTGATTTCTTCGAATACGCCACGCGGTTCGCTGGCGATGATGATTCGAGTACCCTTCATTATGAATCTCCTATGAGAGGGTGTAATTGGTTTGGAATTACTCCACCGCGATGTAGTCAGCAGGCGAACTGCCGAACGGTGCAAAGCCTTCCGTCGAATTGGTCACAGTCGAAGTCGCCGGGTCAGCACCTCCGAACAGAGGCTCCGGCTTCTTCTCCTCCGGAATCGTTGCGGCGATGTCCTGGAGTTGATTCAACGTGTATTCGGTGAACTTCTCGGCCATGGCCTTTTTCTGGTCATCGCCTTTCACGTTCGCCACGATCTTGCCGACGAGGACTTGCTTTTGCTTCGCTCGTTCGTTGCGTGCGAATTCAAGATCCTCGCGGACGGTTTCCGGAGCCGCCGCAAGCCATTCCTCATCGGTCATGGCCTTCGGCTCAACCGTGGTTGCATTTTCGACTGTCTTGTCTTCCGGCTTCTCTTCGGGTTTCTTCGCTGGCTCCATGGTCCAGGCTCCTTCGTTATGGGTGAATTTGTTTCCGCCCTCATCTTCCCACGGAGCGGTGGCGGCTTCGAGTGCCGTCTTTGTTTCGTCCTGTTTGTTGGCGTTCTCGACAAGCCTTTTCAGCTTCTCTTCACTGAAACCCTCCAGCGTTTCGCGGTCGGTTCCGTCCCAGCAACAGGAATTTTCAATCAACGAATCGACAAGCTCTTTCGTCTTGCTCATGGTCGTACCTTTCGGTTCAACGTCCTTGTTAACGAGTACCCCGCAACCATCCTGTATCGAGCACGCCCCAACAGTGTCGGGCAGAATCGCTAGGTGGTCCGGGTAGATGTGCGTGATTACGCCGGTGTATGAATCGCCGTTATGCACGGCGTTATCGGGAGCTTTTTCGGAATCGAATCCGAGCCCGGTGGAGCACTCGATAGGCCTTCCGTCGCGTAGATTCCGCAACGTGGCCGCATCAAGTTGGCTTAGCCTTTCGACGTGGATGCAAGCATCGCCCTTAAGCTTGCCTTCCTTGATGATGGCGTTTCGGACAGTGCCGAGGCCTTGCTCCAACAGGATATCATGACGCTTGCCGGAACCGCCATCGGCTGGATGCTGCAAGAGAACCGGCACATCATTCCACTCGGAATAATTCGATGCAACCGTTTCAGCACCGTAGAGAAGAGGCCCTTGGGAACCGTGCAAGATTCCAGGCACAATCATCGTAACGGGAGCGACAAGATAGTCCTCGCCGTCGATGGTTTCCGTGCGTGCTCTAGACACGCTTAGATTCGCTGCTAGCTTCTCCATGCTGGAATTATGCTAGCAGAATCTATTTTTGACAAGACTGGCTGTTATAAATGCAACACGTTTGTGTTACGGTGTTTGCGTCTTGTCAATAAAGGTCTTTGTTTTGGATGTTTTTCATGTTCTCTTGGAGGTTCCTAACTGCTTCGTCTACCGTTGGAAGACCAAACTCCCAGGCACGCTTGACGCCAACCGGATGATCCTCCTTAGGCGTGGCGTCAGCCAACTGGCTTAACAATTTTCCTTGCGTCTCTTCAAGCCTCACAATCGTGTCGAGCCTTTCGTCAGCCAGTATCTTTAGCCGAATCGCCTCGATGTGAAGCTTGCCGATGCACTCCGCTATCTCGTGTTCAAGCTTTGTCCCCGCAATCTCACCCATCGTTTTCCCCTTCCGAATAAATCCCCATGAGCCGGTATCGCAACCGGCATTTGTAATACTGGCTGATAATCGTCCAGCCTGTTGACATGATCTTCGCACGCATCCGGCATAGGTGCGTTCTCAATGCGTCCCCACCATCCAAGTCATCCGTGAAACTCGCGATCAATTCGGACGAATCATGCGGCGAACCATCTCGCAAGACGTTGATAATCGCTTGCTCGGTTTTCGTGAAACGGACTTCGGATAGGGTGGGTTTGCTCATGAATCACTCCGGCTAATGAATGCGGGCCTCGCACCCGCTCGGACTTTTACGCCGCTCCGTACACCGCCGAATCGGCGGCTTGCATGGTCCACCTGTTACGCGGCTCGGGCAGTCTAGGCCTGTGGCTTCTGGCATATCACTCATCCTTCTGCCCCTATTTCTTCCATGATTTCATCGAGCAGACTCGCCGGTCGTTTCTTCGCAATCTTCACGTCCGCACCTTTCCATGTGGATCGTTTCTTCTGCTCTTCCAGCGTCCTCTTGCCTCGTTGCTTCTTCGGAATCTCCGCAGCAATCGACTTGTCTCTGGCCTTCTCCACCTGTTTCGCGGTTCGTTTCTGTTTGATGTGCTTCACTTCTACCTTGCCGGTTTTCGGATTGGTGAAGTTGACACGCTTGCCTTTGCTGCCTGATTCTTCTGGTACGAAAGGCACCCACGCACATCGGCAATTCGGGTGCAAGGGAATCAACCCTCTCGCCTCCTTGATCGTCATGACGGTTCCGTCCATAGGCTGGCAGCGAAAACACACTCGGTCGTCGCCCGCAGTAGACCATTCAATTAGGGGGGATACCTCTTTCACTCCCAATCGTTCCATGCCGTCAAGCTGCCCCTCGGCATGAGCCCGAATCACCTCGGTTCGTGCAATCGTCGTCAGCCTGTTTTTGGCAATCGAATCAATCCCGTCCTGCATCGTCCGAGCGATTGTGTGGGGATTGTCGCCGCGTGCTAATCCTTCCGCGAGATCCCTAGTCATTCGCTGAGCCGTTGCGTCTGAAACGCCTTTCAACTCGGTGAATACCCGACTAGTCAGCAGTTTCACCTTGTCAACCGCAACTGGCTGACTGAATGCCTGCCGCACGAATTCCGCCTGAGTCATCGCCGCTCCACCTACTGCCGCAGCCTCTGCCGCCGCTGGAAGCTGTTGCAACTGAGCCCACGCCCTGCCCTGCCCTTTCAGGTAGCCTTCCCGAACAAATTCCTCCCAGTATTCTTCACCGCCCGCCGACTGAAGCACTGTTCTCCCATACCGTTCCTCCAGCCATGCACGAAACGCCGCCACCTGTTCCGGCGTGGAAGTAAACGCGAATCGTCGATTCCGAACCGTCACACGCTTGCCGCTCGGGGTGAGCGTCATCGGCCGACGAATTCCGAACGCATCCTCCGTGACGATCAACTCCCGAACCTCTCGACGGAGGATAGTCAACCGTCGAATCAACTCATTCCGAAACAGCCTGCGAAGCGTGACAGTCCGAGACGGATCGACCTTTAGCGGTGAGGTAGGCCGCCGTTTTCCTTTGGCGTTGTGAGTGTGGCCGCATGTGCATGTTTCGGTGGCCATGATTTTCTCCGTTACTGATCGACAAGTTTCCACTGATCGACACCCATCCCAATTGCATTGATCTCGATGTCTTCGCGGCGAACGTAGCCATCACGAACTCTCCTCTCCGCAGCACCTTCGGCCATCTCCCTGGTCGAGTAAATTCCGCAAATCAATCCGTCCGCATCAAGCCGCTGTACGACATACACTATTTCCGTTACCACAGGCTGCATCGAATCTCTCCTACCCTCGAAGTTTCATTATCGGCTGACCGTTCCGATGGCCACAGCCAAGGCGAGTCGAAGCAAAGAAGATCGCACCGAGGCTGTCAGGAGTGTTTCCGACACACCTCTTGATGTATTCTTCGTCGCTCCAAGTCTCTCGAATCAGTGCCGCTTCCGATTCAATCTGTTCTGCCGTTGGTCGGTATTCAAGCGGATCGTGGTACGGCCGCAACTTGACGCCAGCCTTCCGAATCACAGATCGAACGGTTGTCCTCGACACGCCGGTTTTCTTCGCAACAGCGGAAACTGTCTCGCCGTTCTCGTACCGCTCAATTATCCTCCGGCGGATCCATATCGGAGTCCGCTGTGATTTCGCCATCGTCACCCTCTTCGTCTGCGGTGTATCGGTTCACGTTATCCACCACCTCGGTAGCTTCGTCCTCGGTCATGCCGAGTTCGCGAGTGAAGTAATCGAACGGCGTCATGATACTCTCGACACCTCCTACCGTGTACTTCGCCATGGCTAGCGTGCGTTTCTCGGCGACCTCAGCACTGTCCATGTCGCTCAGTGATTCCAAATCAGGCCACACGACATTGTACTTCTCAGGCTCTGCAAGTGTTCCGACGTTAATCAACCTGTCGATGAAAGGTGCGATGACACTCGGCGTGAGGTAGCCATTCTGCCGCTTGCTGATTCGCTTATTCCAAGCTTTCGCGTCCTGGCTGGAAGCAAGTTCACCGCGTTCCGAGCCGGTGAATATCCGCTTCGGAATTCCTAGCTCGATACAGATTGCCTCGATCTGGGTATTGATGTGGTTGCTTGGGTCCTCGACTTGCGGAGCGAGGCTTTTGGCCGTCATGCCGTTATTCATCATGTAGCGTTGCAGGCCGTTGAAATACTGCTCGATGGCCGCCTTCATGCTGTCAGTATCGATTGGTGCCTGACCAGCCAATGCCGGATCTGTCTCAAATGAAATGCCCGGAAACGCTCCCTGCCAGTACATCTCAGCCGAACCACCGTACAGCTTAGTCAGGTCGTAGATTCGGTTGTAATTCTGCTGCAACCGAGGCATTCCGTAAACCTCACTGCTTTCCTTCCCGTCCACTACATGAATCACCCTGGACCAATGCACCTGCTTCGCTTCGATCTGATGATAGCCCGAACCTCCACGACTAGTACCGCCTTGCTCGAATGCAAGGCTGTACATGTTTGGCTGGCCGTAGCGTGGATTCTTTTCGTCGCTCTCTCGACTGACGATATCAGCAAGCGACTCGTCGAATACCCTCAGGTAGAGAAGCGGCATTCCGTCGCGTTGTTCAACTGGCGTATGGAGCGGTTGACCGTCACCGAATCCCAATAGCAGAATGCCGTACCGACCGACACCACTCAGCCTGTCGACCCGCTCCAAGGCTTCCCATACCGGGTTTGCCTCTTCAGATTCCAGCTTGCTGTCGCCTGTGAGTTGCTTCGGAAGCGATCTCCAAGTAGCCTCGAATGCCGTTTCGTCGTCAGGTTCTTCCGTCTCGGAAACGACTGGCACGGCCGACCACGACTCTTCCGGGAAGATGTCCACAACCCGAGCCGCAATTGGTTCCCGGTCGTAAACGTCGCGGTATTCCTTAGCCGTCAGGTTCTCCGTCTCAGGATACCCGCACTCATGGTTGATGTTCCGGCGTGGATCGGTTCCGCCACCGTTCATGTAGTACGCTCTCGAATACTGAGCGTTTGCCACTCCGCGATGAGCGTTCTGAAGCATTCTGAACAACTGAATCGCCGTCTGATCCGGCATGTTGTCCGTACTGAATCGAGGTAGGCTGCCGTTTCCGTTGGACGTGAACCGCCCTCGCTTATCTCGCTTAGTCGCCATGGTGAAACTCCGTTTCTTCGCTCCATGGTAGTCGTTTGAATTATAGCACTCCGGCAATCGGTTTGAAAGTGTTTTTCTTCAGTCCGAATACAGCCAGCACGAAAGCGTCCGCCTCATCTGGGCTATGGCCGACGATTTCCGTCATCGTAATTTCCCTGGAATTGCTGTCCTTACGGCGTTTCGGTGGCAGGAACATCAGCCCCTCTTGATTGTACATCCTCGGAATCTTCGCAAGCTGTTGACGCAATTCTGCCATTTCATCCGTGTTCGGAATAGCCAATCCGCCTCCCTGTTGCGGGTTCATCGCAACCGAAGTTACACCGTACATCTCGGCCCGCCGGTTCTTATACGCTTTCCGTTCCTCATCGTTCAGTCGCCTGTCGCCAATCGTTGTCCTGCCGAGCTTTGGCTCTGGACTAGCGGCAGCACCGAACGAAATCACTCTAACATCATGGCCCTTATTCCGCAACACCTCGGCATGTTGCTTGCCACCGCCGCCCATATCGAACAGCACATCGTCTGCTCGGATGTTGAATTCGTCCATGAGCATGAGTGTTTGCCCAACAATCACGCTTGAATCTGGAGTCTTCACAGACAGCATCTTCTCGACACCCCAGTCGCTCACGATGCACCATGATGTATTATCGCCACCCATCGCAGAATCGACCCCCATCGCCCGTCGAGCAATCCTTCCGGGCTTCGGTTTCGTCTCGGCCAATTCCTCTGACAGACTGAGCCATTCAGGCGGGAACAGAAGCAGGTTGTCACCTTCGTAGAATTCCGCGTCGAGCCCTTCGGATTGCTGTTGCTTGTTCCAGTGCTTCCGTCGCTTTTTGTACTCTCGGTATGATAGCACGCCTGGAATCAATTCCCGGTGCTCGATAGGCCATCCGGTACGCTCTTGAGCCAATCCAAGCCTGACGTTCGGGCTATCCTCTGCACGAATCTTGATGACCTTGCGAAACAGCGACCCTTCCTCGTCGCCTTCCTCATCGCCAGAATCGACAGCCTTGCGATAGAAATTCTGACACGGAAGCGGGTTCCCGAAGAACAGGAACTTGCGGGACCACCGAATGGCCATGTTGTAATAGAAGTCGTGCAACCCGGCCGCCTCATCGCCGACGAATAGAGTCGCCGGTGCGTGTCGTCCTGACATTGAGTTCTCATTCTCGGCAACGATACCACGTATGATGCTCGTATCGCAGATCACGCCAGTCTCGACACACCGCTTCCGAATCTTCCGATTGTTGATTATCAGGGGTCCGCCCTGACGGTAATCCATCGGGGACCGGCAGGTGTGGATTGCCTTATTGATTTCAGACCACAGCACGTCTACATGGTCGCCGGAAACGGAGGTGGTGACGATCCGGCATATCTTGTTCTGAAGAAAGTAGACTAGAATCAGGTAGGCCGCGATGAAATCCTTCCCCATCATGTTCGCCGAAACGACGTACGTTTCATCATTAGCGTAGACCGATTTGATAATCTCTTCCTGCTTGTCGTACAGCTTCACGCTCGGCCATAGATCGGCGATTACTTCCAGCGGATCTCTCTTCTGAAACGCTATCATTAGTCGGTATCCACCTGATTCGCCAGTCGATCCAGAATCACCACCGAAACACCCTGGAGCATCGCTATCACAATCCACTCAGCAAAGAACGAAAACCACTGGTACGGAAGGATTTCAGTGCCTCGCATCGGAGCGTAATACATGCCTCCGAGTTCCATCAGGCCACTGATGACGTGTAGGAACATTCCGAATACGATCAGCAGTAATAGAGATCTCATTCCGAATCCCCCTTGATTTGGCTCTCGATGAATTTGCGAACGGACACAAGTGCTTCGTAATCAATCTTGATGCACGATCCTGCGGTCCTAGATCCGTCGATGATTCCATTGCAGTGTTCCAACGCCTCTTCGGCAGTCGGAATCTTCCACTTGCCAATCGCACCTCGCAGATAGTCACGCGTCTCTTCGGATGCCTGCCAATTCGTGCTCATCCACGGGATATCTCTTGGACCGTTCATGCACACCTTGGAGTGGTATTCGCCACTCGGATTCAGTCTCAGCGTAAACACCCTGTCTTCGGCTACCCCATTCAACTCCTCGCACAACTCGAATAGCTCTGCCGCTTCCCGTGCTCTGTCGCTGTAATCAGGTTGCGGTTCCATTGGGAATTCCCGTGCTGCCCATTCAGCGAACGCGGATATGTCTTCAGTGAATTCCGTGCATGTTCGATTGTACAACTCATGCCACTTTTTGACGCATCGCTTCGTGTCTTTCTCATTCATCTCATTCGCTCCCTAAATGTCCCCTGTTGTGCGGAATCAGTCCGCGTTTACTCCACTTGATAGAACGTCTCGCTCCATGTAACTTCCATCACTCCCTCTCCTTACGGTAATCGTCCTAAACTACTGGTAATCAATCACTTGCGTTCCCCATTAGAATTCCGCACCGGTTTAGATTCCGCCTCCAGAATGATCTCCTCGATCCGAGTCTCAATCGGTTCACCCGGTTCGTGAAGTGCGTCCCAATCGACTCCGCTGGAAGCCGCCTCTGTTTGCTCCACCTGGAATAGCATGTGTTTCAGGGTCAAGGCCGCTGCCGTCGTTTTGGAAACGAACTTGACTTTGAATTTGCCCTCCTCAATGTCCCCCTTCCGCGTTCTCGTCGTCATCTCGACGCTCTCGATCAGCCTTCCAACCTCATGCGGGATATCGTCCAGATCCTTTACCAGCCAATGCCCGGATTCCGTCTTCTGGAATATCGTCAGGGGGTTGAAATCAAGCACTTGGAATAGGTATTCCAGGATCTCATCCGCCGTGTACTGGAGCCTGTCGATTCGATCTTGGAGTGCTTTCCCGAGGTAAGCACGAACGTCCGGAGCCTTCATAAGCTTGTTGGCTGCCGAATTCGGGCACTTGTACCCTGCCTTCTTTGCCGCCTCTGTTGGGCTCATGAAGTCATTGGCAATCAGCTCATTGCAGAAGATCAATTGGGTAGCTGTAAGCTTGTCCGAATCGACTCCCCTCTTGCGTGGTTGTATCAGGGATGTTGGCATGTCGGAATCACCGCCTAGAGGCATTAAGTTGTTGTAAAGGAAACAGTTAGGGCAAACTCAGTCGTCGGTTTCCCAGTCGGACCATGCACATCGGCCTTGCATTAACAGTCGGCGGACCTTTGCTCCGCAGACAAGGCAAGTGCCGTCCTGTGCGTTGTGTTGTGGCTGAGCGACTATTATTTGAACTTGGCTGTGATCGCACTTTTCTTTCATTTGGTTGTGTCGTAATTGCTCCAGAATCAGCCCCAGTGTCTCGTCGATGCTTTCGAGCACCGAATAGATGTCGTCGTTGTCCGCCTGGTCGAAATCATCCATCTCACTTCCCCTCATGGAATTCCTATGTCATCATCGTTAATCGACACGCCGTACTTCCACCTGTAAGCTACCTGGGACCCTGCAATCAACGCATCCGCTTTCGCTATCGCTTCCAACGAATCAGGCACCGCTATCGAGAACGGAAGATCCATGTTTCCGTCCTTGGCTTGATAGATTGAATACATGCACATCTCTTTGCCTTGCCACGTCCGAATCACCCTTGCATCGTCTGGTACGTAGGCCGTCGAACCATGGAGTGGTCCGTGAACGAATAACAGATTCCACGAATCCACGTCCTGCGGATCGACCGTTTCAAACCAGTTTTGTGCCTTGCATATCATGCGAATGCCTCGGGGTTCCGAATGCCTTATACACCATCCCATGGGTGGGAGTCAAGCCTTGTCCATGCGTGTGTGGAACCCGATTGTCTGCTCATGCTCGATTCCGCGAGCACTTCCGGAGATTTCACCTGCGACGAATCGCTCCGTGTTTCTGTCGTTTCCGTCCCACCATGAAACGTCATATTCAACGCCAGAATCGCCGATGTGGATTCCAGTAATTGTCCCGTCGTGTCGGTTGTCGTAAGGGCCAACTTGCACCGGAGTACCGACTGACCATACCTTGATTTCGCTCTTCATCAGAATCCCTTCCCGTGCTTGTGTGGTCTCGTTTCGTTTCTGGTTACATTCTCTCGGTCTGCTCTTGCTGGTATTCCTCTTGCTGGTCGAGGTATCGAATCACGTCAAGCAGTGCCTCGGCAATCACCGCAATCGGTTCGCCAGCCTGATTCACCAATGCTAGCTCACGAAGCTCTTGCACTTGCTTTGCGGTTGTTCCACTCATTTATTCATCCTCCGGAATCAGTTCTAGTGCTTCTCGAATCGTTTCCATCTTGCCATCAAGTCCGCATGTTGAATTCTCGATGGCGGTGACAATTCGCAATGCCTCATCTTTCTTAGAAGGCATGAGTTGCTTTTCTAGCCACTTCTTTGCCTCGGAAACACGCATCCATTCCGTCTGCTTCTCAGGCTCCCATTCACGGCATTGTGTTTCACGATGTGAGTAAACTATCTTGGCCTCTGACCAATCATACTTGAATCGCACGTTGTAATATTTTGTTGGGAAACCAGCACTCCCGCAACTGACTTCCTTGCACAGCTCCAACAACTCCACTGCCGGATGCTTCGGAAGCAATTCAGGCGGGAAGTTATCATGCCACCAATCCAGTAAGTATGACGCCGCTGCCTTCCGTGCCACAGGCTGGCCCATTGCGAAGTTGTTGAATCGCTCTACTGCTTTATCAATCCATTCGTCCTTAGTCATCTTTCGCTCCATTCGGTTAATTACTCCCAATCCTAACCGCTCGCGTGGTTGCGGCGGTTGTTCTCACGGAATCACTCCGTAGCTTTGAATTTGCCTTCGCACATTTCGGACAGATTCGGTTTCCGATTCCTTTCGACTCGAATCGATTCTGACATTTCAGGCATCGTCGCATCACTCGCCCCCTTCCGCCGCTCGCTTTGCCGCTAGGGCTGATTGCAGTGCTTTTCCAATTGTCTGCCCGTCATGATATCCGAAGTACCTAAGTGGACTGCTCACCGCGAATGGACCTGCGTTTATGCAGTCTGTTTTGTTGTGGATTTGCAGACACTCTCCAGGCGTCTCCACTAACTCCTCCACCGCGTCGACAACGGCACGCAGTTCGGCGTTCTCGGCTTGGAGGATGCTATACCGATCAGGAGCATCAGGCTCCCCGTATGTCGCCACATCAACAGATATGCAGTCATATGTCGCCTCGAAAATGTCGGGCTTGCATGGGTAATACTCGCCTTGCACTCCCTTGATGATCCAATCGCCTGGACTTGCTTTCATCACGCCTTCCAGCGTCGGAATTTCCAGTTCCCTCGAATACGCAGCCGGATGCGACGGCCTCCGAACACGAAATTCGGTTCCGTCAGGAAACGTGAATCGAACATCTTTCGGCCCAGGATTCCACTGTACGGCCTCAATTACGACCGGCTTCTTTCTGTACTTACTCATCCTTCGTGTCCTCCGTGGTCTCAATCAATAGCTCTGCCTCTGCCTCGGTCAGTTTGGCAGTGAATCCCTTTAGCCGATCCACTGCCAAACTGAATTCGGTAGGGAGTTGCAACCCAAAGCTATGTAGCAGTCCGGACAGTTTCGACGCCATGATTGACACCGCCCCGGCGTCTTTGAGTGCTTGCAGCAATTCGTTTGTCGTGATTTTCACTTCGTGTCCTCCGTGTTCTTCGTGGTTAAGAATCAACTTCGCTCGAATTCGTATGCTAATATCATGCTAAGATGTCAACTCTTAGCATTCACCCAACGGTGACAACGTAAAATACTTCGGCAGCCGATCGGCGAGTCGTGCTTCGTAGTAGCCGTCGTACCACGCGACTCGGTTGCTATCGAGGCTGCCGGTCCGCTTGTACGGGCATTCCGGCCGCTCGCCAGCATGATACGCTTCGCGTCCTGCCAGTCGTGCTTGTCGTTTCGTTAGCATTGCTCCGTTTCCTTCATGGTTAATCCGTGCTCGTAATTGAGAGCCCACACCATCGTGCCGCGACGGACCGAGCCACCACAGACACGAATGCACCGTCGCCAAGCGGCAGCATGCGGTGCCATGTTCGCCCAAACGATCTCGCCGCCGACACGCCTCAGTACTCCGTGAAGATGCACGCGGATGCCGCTGTTGTGATCCCAGACCGGCGAGATGTGCCAGCACCGGACCCAGCCTCGCCCCGGCCGTGTGTATTTCATTTGCATCCTCATTCCCCGTTCCCAGATTCGTCCGAATGGCTCTCGATGAAACGCCTCAGCTTCGCAACCGATTCGTGATTCGTTCGGTCTACGATTTCGTCGAGTGCTTCCAACGCTTCTGATTTCGTCGGAATTGGTGCTGTCTTTGCTTCCAGCCATCGAAGTGTTTTGGCGTAATCCATCCATTCGGACCACTTGAATCCAGAGCCAAGTTCAGCGTAAAACACGCGGCACGACTTCCGCCCTGGGCAAACATCCACGCCAGGCTTCACACCGTAATCGAAACAATTCAGTTCCCCAGTGAGTCTCACAATCTTCTCGATCGTGCTTCCCGAATCGGGTTGTTCCTGATCTAAATACTCTCGGACCCTTTTCATCCTACGCCAAGCCCAATGCGGAATCCGCGTACGCAGGCCGCTTTGCTCAAGGCAGTATTCAATCGCTTCAATCGCTTCCTCTAATGTAACTGTCATTTGTCTCGCTCCTTTCTCGCGGGTTCCGAATCATCTCCACGTTCGCACTTTCGCCTTTGGGTGCGCCTTGCACGCTTCCAAATACTTCTCTAGCCAAGGGACGAAGTTGTCGTACGTTCCCCACTTGTTTTCCGGTTCGTACGTTCGGAAACGCTCCGGATCGGAACGTAACACCCGAATTCCCTCGGCAATCGGTTCAATCAACTGGCCAGCCGTCTCGATTCCGTTTTCATCTGGACGCCACAAAGCACCGTAGATGCCCGCCGCATCGGCCATCACGTTTAGGTTGTGCGTGATGTTCGCACTGAATAGCTCCACGACGTGCGGTGATTCGCCGCCCGTGTCGACTTCGACTTCCAGGTATACGTCAAGACTCATTGCTTTCCCTCCGGCTTTGTTAGGTACTCTTTCAACTCTTTCTCCGTGTCGAATCGCCGCTTTTCGCTACTGCATCTTGAACAACATTCAATGAACCACCGCGACTTGTCTAGGTTCTTAATTGAAACGCAAGCACGAATCAATGTCGGATACTTGTCGCACTCGCATGGATCTAGCTTTTCGTCAGTCATTACCTCCACCTTTCACTTGAATGTAGCTCCACCCAATTCAAACGCCGCCTCCGAATCCTCCACGTCAATCTCTTGTGCGTTCAGCCACCCACGTAAATCCTTGGCTCCGCCAGGAAGCATCCACCATTCCACTCGCCTCTTCAGCCGTGCCCTTAGCTTCTCAGCCGTTTGCCTAGCACCGAATTTGCCAGGCCAACACAACTGACATCCCGTGCAATTCAGCTTGTGCCTCTTGCGTGCAACCTCAGCCAAGTCTTCGTGTTTCTTCCTGTCACGCTCGCCAAGCACCACAATCCGTCTCTGCTTATCAATTCGACGTAACATCGGAACCAGGTAATTCATCCCGCCCACATTCGACGGACGCCCAATCACGCTCAGCCCCAACGTCAATCCTGCTGCCGTGTCACTGCCACCCTCTACAATGTAGACAGGCCCACCGTACTCGTTTCCATCAGCCGCATAGCTCAGTCCGCGTCTACTGCCAGGCACCTGCAACTTCCCTGTCCCGTTCACTGGCTCTACCAATCTTCGACTGATTCCAACTACCAGTCCACTCGAATTCCTTTCCGGAAAGCTCCAACACCATCTGCAAGCCAGTTCCCCATATCCGACTCGCAGCTCGTTCAGGCTCGCCGTAGACACACCTAGTTGTTCTGCTAACCGTTTCATGTCTCCGCCCGCATTCCGCCACATCCTACGTGCTTGCGGTTCCCATTTCGCGTGAAGCTGCTCATCGGTTAATCGTTTCTTCTTATGTCGAATCACCGAAGGCACTGATTTGACGTCGTCTCCGAGATTGTGAATCCATCCACCCGCATCGCCTTTCGCAGGCTTGTCTGACTCCACTCGCATGCAATACGCAACTCCTATGGAAACTGTACACCAATCCGACTTCCCACATATCGGACACGGTTTGTCTTTCGTTACACGCTTCCATTCAGACGGCGAATCCATTCGATGTTCCTTTGCCTGATGCCGTAACAGTACCCTAAGTGCGTACCCCAGGACCAGAAAATGAACGAAACTCGTAAGCAACCGGAAACCCAAGTTTTTTCGGCTTGGGTACTAAATCGTGGAGCTTAATCGCGGCGGCTGTCCAAGTGGCCTGATTCCGCGTCGTCAGCTCCCTCCATTAGCCTGCTAATCCTGAACGGGATTTGAGGTTAGGAGCACGACTCGCTAAGATACGCTTAGCTACGATTCATTGGAAATCGATCGTACTCGGTCCCATGCACTTTGGCACCCTTCCACAGATCGGATTGTTTACTCAAACGCTTCGCCCCACAAGCGACTCTAGCGAGCCATTAAACTCATGGGCTGGTCGAAAGCGGCCGCAGATGGAATCGAACCATCTCATCCCTGGGCATGTTACCAAACGCGAAGTAGCGACCTTCGCCTTGCGGCCAAACGTACGCACCCCCCCCACCCATTTGAAGCAAAGAGCAGCACAGATTGTGCAAGACTTTTTGGGCGGGGGGGAGTTGTTTCATTTGAATTTGCCTCTTTGCTTCATTCGCAATCATAGCGAATCGTTTCGTTCTGTCAAGTGGAATCCTCGGAATCATCCACAATAAGTGCTGACGCTGCTCCGAGCGTATCGGATAGAATCGCCATCGCCTGAGCTACGGAATTGGCTTCGGGCCACGATTCAACAATCGCCATTGATTCAGAGAACGCTTCACCGTACTCGTCTTTTGTTTCCAGGATAGCGGCCAGCGTGCTCGCATCGCTAGATAGGGTCCTTAGTGCTTGTGTTGTCTCTTGGAAGTTGTCATCCATCTGATTCTTCCTTTTCTGATTCTCGTTTCGCCGCAAGAGCCTTCCGAATCGCTTCCTCCCGAGTCGCACCACAAACCATTCCGCAACCGCGTGCTACGATGCACCACCGATATTCGAGATTCTGTTCGGTGAAATGATTGATCTGACAGAATCCATTGTCCGTGCTCAATTCTTCCACGGCGTCGAGAATACCTTGCAGCCTGTCAATCTCGTCGGCTGCTTCCAGCATGGTTGGGCCGCATCCACAATCATACATCTCGACAGTGTTCCTGTCGGGTTCCCCTGCCAATTTCCGAAACTCTTCGTTATCGAATTCACTCATCGGAATCGCTCCGCATGGTAAAAATCCTCCGACCGACCAATGTGACACAAACACGCCGCATAGAATGCGGCAGAACTTGTGGCCGGTCGGAGGGTGTTTCGTCAGTAGCTCTGTTTGTGTCACCTGGAATTATGGCAGAATCCGTGTCCGTTGTCAATAGTGATTTCAGGCCAACCGAATTCTTTCATCATCGAAACGTATTGCCCGTCAGGTCCATCCGGACGAAGCTCCGTCAGGATCTTCCGTAATTGTTCCACAGCCACTTCCGGCGTAGGACCGATTCCGTTAGGCGGAACTCCAGGAAGCTGAATCGGTTCAGCACGCCAGAGTCCGCGTTTCGTTTTCTGTGTTACTCTGATTATCATTTCCAGTCCCCCCACACTTCACCGCGACACCGCATGAGAAACTTCATCCTCTGCGTATCTTGTCGCCAGTATTGCTTTAGCCAAGCCAATAGGTCCATAGCTCACCCTGGTTGATTCCGACACGATGTCATTACGTACGTTTTCACAAGCTCGAATGCTTGCACTTCCGTAAAGCCTTCTCGGCGTAGTCCAAGGTACATCGAGAACCACAGTCTCGGCAATGCGTCTGTCATCCACGCAGCCGCTTGGTCCGCGTCCGCTACTTGTTTCGGATCAATTGTCATAATCATTTCCTTATTCTAAGTCAAGAGCCTTACGTTCTTCGCGAATACTCGTTTACTCATGGCTCGTTTCCTTTCGCAACGCAGCTCTCCGTTGCTCTGACTCCGAATCGCTTCATGCTGATTCGGAACACGCCTCTCTCATACCGCGTCGTGCGGGCCTCTACGTTGCGAATGAATCTATCCGTCGCCGTCGCCGTAGCCGTAGCCGTCGCCGTAGCCGTGGCCGTCGCCGTCAAGTGTCAGCATACATTCCATTTGGATGCCTCCGAATCAATTACGGAAATGACAGCACGCATCGGTGCCCTGACAGTTCCAACTGAATCAAGCTTCGTGTCGGATGTCGGCCCATTGCGAACCAATTCGCCAAGCCCTTCTGACGTGCCCCACACTCGGATGTTGTGTGCGTTTTCAATCACACACTACTCCGAATCACATTCGACGTTTCCGACGTAGACAAATCCACGGTCCAACACGACAACCGCAAATCCCTTTAGCACTTGTTTCGACTCCATAATCGCTCTCCTTGTTAATTATTCCTCAACCACTTCGATACATGGCCACCCATGTTTCCGCATTATCGGAATGAATCCCTTGTCAGGTCCATCCGGTGAAATGTTCGCCAGCCTCATACGCAGACTCGCAATAGCGTCTCCACTCGTTTCGCCTGTTCCATTTGGCGGACAACCAGGCAATTGCATCGGGTCCGCTCTCCACATTCCGCTTTCCGTTTGGAATACTTTGACTTTCATCGTCATTCCCTAATAAGGTGCCGTTGTCAAAACTCTTCTTCCGACGAAGCCATTGACCTGCGGCGTTTCTGTCCGATTTCAATCAGCTTCGCATCTCGCCCCATGCCACACTTCACCATCTTCCTTCCGGCATCAGTCAACGCCGCGTCGGTCTTTGCTGACTGCAATATCTTTGTCATCTTGCTCCGGAATTCGTCCGGTTTCATTCTGGCGGAAATTGCCAATGTCGCATCCGCTGGCGACTTGCACCACGACACGTCGATTCGTTTCCATGCCGCGAAACTCACCTGCTTGCCAGACGGACCGTTACGCTTCCAATTGTCCTCACCGATTCCTGTTTCGTGCGTAGCCTGTTCCGCCGTCTCTCCAGACAATAGCTTATCAATCAAACGGCCTGCCTGCTTCTTTGTTAGCGAGTAATCCACAATCTTGACTCCCAGCGACTCCAGAAATCCGTACTGAGAATCGGAAGCTATGCGAGGGTCTGCCGTTGCTGAATGGCCAACATCATGCACGGAATATTCTACGTCGGCGTTGGCCTTAGCTCGACGTTCAAAGTCTTCCCTAGCTCGACGTTCAGCCTCATCTTGCTCGCGTTTGATTCGTTCCTTCTCTTCGGTGTCTTCCATCTCGGCTCGGTCTATCGCATCTTCAACGTCGCCGCCTTCTTCCTCCAGAATCTCTTGGGCACGTTCGACAATTCCATCGTCAAGACCTTCCGAATAGATCAGTGCTGTCGAAGCACAATCGTCAAGGCCGGTCACGCCAACCAGGTCTACGATCAGGCAATTCGGCTTGCCTGATTCCGCGATTGCCTTCCGTCGTTCCTCTGGCGTTTCGATCTTACACAAGTCACGTATCAGCGACTTTGCAGGACGGCAACCCCGACCCTTCATCTGTTCGGCCAACGAGGAAGCTGCCTTACTGACCGGCCGGAAGATTGCCACACACCCGATGTCTGGATCGTTGTATCCTTCCCTTGCAAGTCCGACCACAACCAGAACTTGAAACTGTCCGGTCTGATGTCCGTCGTACACTTCCTGACGGTCCTGCGGTCGTGTGGAGCCGTTTATGTGCTTCGCCTGTTCTCCCGACTTCGTAATATGCTCATCGGCAATCATTGTGCCGCATTCGCATTTCGCTCCGTCGCCGATAAGAAGCTTCGGAAACCATGCCGCCTTCTGGCATTCCGGGCACACTGCTTCGGATCTCGCGTTAATGAATCTGGCTACATTCTGAGCCATCTCGATTCCAGGACAGAATACCAACGTGCGACGGTCTCCCATTAGGTCAAGCAGCGGCTGACATAGCTTCGCAAGCGTTCCCTCTTCACCGAGTACCCGCTCTAATTCCGCATCGTCGAAGTCCCCAGCAACACGCTTCAGATTCTTAAAGTCGACTCCCTCGACGCTAATGTATTTCTGCTCATACGGAACCGCGTAGCCATCTTTCACAGCACATGTCTTCGACCGATGAAACAGCGGGTAATCTGCCGCCACTGCCGGAAACATTTGCGACCCAATAGACACGCCGTCCGCACGCTTTGGCGTTGCCGTCAACCCGAGTTGTTTCGTGTTTGGGTTCTCCCAAAACCAGTCAGTAAGATAGCCGACCGACCGAAGCTTACGTACGTGGCGATGTGCCTCATCGAAGCATAGCATCCAGTTTAGATCAGGATCGAATCGGTGCAGACGACTCCACTTGTCGCCTTTTGCTTTCGGGTCCTGTTTCAACTCCTCGATCTGGTCGCGTACATGTTCGGTGCTGATCCTTCCATTGCTCAGCATATTCAGAAACGAATTGGCTCTAGCTTTCCATAGTGGCCCAAGGTCGTCGATTCCATATTCTTCAGACAACCGTTCTCTTTGCTGTTCTGTAACTTCCGGTGCAAGCAGCAATGAAGCCCTTGACGCCACGACAACCGAATCGGCCGCGTGTGCTCGTTCACGCTCCATCTCGATTCCTGGAACGATTCCAAGGAAGTCTTTCACCTCTTGAGCAAACTGCCACACAAGCTGCTTCTCATAGCTTATGACCATCACGCGGTAATTGTCGCCGCGTGCAAGCCATGTGCCTGCAATCATACACGCGGTCGGTGTCTTGCCAGTGCCTGTTGCAAGGCGAACCAATACGCCACGTTCGCCAGAATCCCACAGACGAAACGATTCGTCGTGAGCTGTCTGTTGATAATTTCTAGCAACAAACTGAGTCAGTATCGGAGCTTCCGGGAATAGTTCCATCACACCATCTGATTGTATTGCTGTTTCGTTACTCGGCCGTGACCCTTGCACGCACATTTCTTATTGTCGCCGTCGCACAATGGACACGGAACCGGCTTCGTGGCTCTCAGAGTATTCATTGCTTCCTTGAACTTTCGCTCCCACCCGATCCTCGCATTCAGTTCGTCCATGGTAGGGCAGTCGTCGAGTTCTTTCTGTGCCTCGGTGACCATCTTTGAAAGCTGTCGAGCCCATGATTCGATAGACGACGATTCCCTTTTGCATATGTCCTCAATCGTTTCATCGTCCGGGAATTCCTCTTCCGGTTCCTCTGTGCCGGTTTCTGGATCATCAGGCACAATGCACGACGCACAAGATCCATCCTCAAATACGTCCGTCCCTCCACAGTCTGGACAGGGTTCGGAAACAGGCTCGGAATCCACGTCAATAATCTCTTCGGATTCCGGCTCCGTCGCTGGCTTAGGCTTGGGTGGTTTCGACGGTTTCGGAGGCTTCGGGTTCGCCGCCTCTTTGGCCGCTTTTGCTGCTCCAGCCAATGAGCCTTCCAGAAGCAAAACCGCAGAACGCTGCGTTTTTGGGAGTGCCGAAACGTCCCTATGAAATTGCATGTAAAACTGTGCTGTCCTTAGACTTCCGTCAAATAACCGCTTGCATTCATCCTCCCAACTTCCGTGGGGTACGCCTTTCTTTGCGGCCGCCAATTCCTCGCCAGTTTCGAGTGCATGATTCGTTGCAGAACCGAGGTCTTTTTCGACGTATCCGTGGAGCACATTCGCCTTGCGGAAATGGTCGTGGACTTCCATCGGTAGATTGGATTTCTTCTTAGCCATTGCGGCCTACCTCCGAAAAGAAAAAGCCTCCACCCCGTGTATGCCCAAACCACAGACAGAGAATCTGCCCAGAATTTGCACGGGGGGAGGTGATTCGCGTTTGTGTTGTGATTCAGGCATAACGGAATCCTAGCAACATCGAGTGGAATTGTCAATAGGAATCTCACAAGGTCATCGGGTCGCACGCCTTCACCTCGAAATTAAGGTGCTTAATCAACTGGTCCACGGACACCGGATTACCGTTCAGTCTCACGCCATCTTCCGGAAGTTCCTTTGCCAATACAACGAGATAGAACCCCCAATAGTCATAGCCATGGCTGCGTGCGACTTGTCTAAGCATCTTGTCGAGAACCTTGAATGTCAACCGCTGAGCGTGATACAATGCTCCGTTGTATCTCTTCTCTTCGACAAGCATCAGTCGTTTCTTTTTGAAGTCTTCAAACACATAATCCAGGTTCGACACGGAAAGTCCATCGCGGCTGCTTTTGCAGTTCTCCGGAATCCATAAGCCAAACGGAGTGAAGTCCTCCTTGCGTTGTGGTTTTCGCATAATCACTCAACCCTCCATACGACGATTTCTCTCGTAAGAACGAGCGGCGTCTTGTGTTCCTTCGACCACTCGACCATCTGTGCATTACACTGTTGGCTCTCATATGGAACGGAATAACGCATGGCAACAGGCATCTTGACGGATCGCAACATGTCACCGACGTGGTCCGTGAACTGCCTATCTGGAGCGTTCCATTGTGTCGGTTGGATTATCAAGGCGACGTATGCGTCCGCCAGTTTCTTAGCGAATCCACTGATGATTCCATGCAGCGATTTATTGAATGCGTCAAGCTCCATGTTGGCCAGGTCGGTTGCGTCCTTGCTGTATTCACCTTCCGCTTGCTTCCAGTATGGAGGGTCAAGGTAAACGAGCCTTACGTCTTTCCATTGCGGAGGCTTCGGTAGTTTGACGCGACAATCATCGGACACTAAGTCATGGCACCGTATTTCATGCTCACGTTCAACGATTGGCTTCCGGTCTGAAACGAAGTATCTTCGGAATCGCTTTTTGCATATGTCGATTGTCGATCCTCCGCCAGCAAACGGATCGACGACAATATCAAACGGTTCGGTATAGAGGTACAGAAGGTTATCGAGCCACTTGACTTCCGAGTTCCCGAAGTGACTAGAACCGCTTGTCTTCTCTTGCTGTTTCCATACGTTGTAAATCGGTGGCTCGAATTCCACGGCGTGGCTTGCGGCGGATTGGTGAGGTTTAGTCAAAGCGGCAATGTCGCCATATTGACTTAAACAGCGGTCTACGTCCTTTTGTGATGTCCCCACCTCATCCGCAATTTCCTGTTGAGTCGAACACGCCAGCCACATATCGAAGATCCGCCGGTTGCGTCTCTCCTTGTCGTCCTTGTCCGTGCGTGACAGCCAGTCGCGGATCGTTCGATCAGAGACGCTAAGAATCTTCGCGAGTTGCTTCTTTTTTTCGCTTCGCTCCTTTGTTGGCGTTGCGTTGTATATCCGTTTCGCCATGTCCCTTTTGTCGGACAAGCTAAGCTGCAATCCGTGCGTTGCATTACGCTCAATCGCCAGTTCCAAGAGGTGAGCGTCGGATTCCGTCTCAGTCACAACGACTGGAATATCGCCTATCTCTTTCTTTTTGTGGCTCGTCCATCTATGCCACCCATCGATCAACTCATTGTGTTGATTGACTTCAATCGGCGGAAGAACCGAGAGGTCTGCCGCGTACTTCTGGACCGTTTCCGCACTGGTTTCGATCCGAGGGTACAGATCATCGCGGAATACAACATCCGCAGTCTTGATGGTTTTTGTCATTCGTCCTACCTTAGCTCAGCAAGGCTATGCAAAGAAAAATCCTCCCCACGGGTTATGACAAGCACGGGCCGAGATTCGGCCGAGAACTTCCGTGGGGAGGCGTGTCTTATGTGATTCATTGCTTGTCATACCAGAATCCTAGCGTCTTCACTGTCTTGTGTCAAGAGGAATTCCGAATCAAGTCATTCCAAACGCATCCCGAAACGGCCCAAGCGGGTCCGGTTTACTCTCGGCAGATTTCCTACCCTGCTCATAAACCTGTTTCAAAAGCTTCCGTAGATTCACAGAGGTGAATTCTACCACCGAATCACCGTCAGCTATTCTGGGTTGTTTCTGAATCAGTTGGTTCCATATTTGGTCAAATGTCATAGTCTGAATCACTCCGCTCTTTCTGCTGGAGGATGTATTGAACCATCACCTGAGTTGATGTGTCTCCCGATCCCACCCAATCCCTCGTAGCTTCGGTTGCTTGCTCCAGTGTAATCGGTTCTGGCTTGTCGAATCGCTCTATCAATTCGTCGAGCGTGAATGCCACGCGAACACGCGGGACTGTGCTTCCTGTTTCGTCTGGATACAGCAACCCAAACGACTTAGGAAAGCTTACGTCTTTCATCGCCAGCCATATGACGCTTGGGGAACTGTCTCTACCACGAATCTTCCCCTCCCGAATCAACTCAGCAATCCGTTGGAGTTTCTGCATTGTTAGGTCGGTTTCCGGTTGGGAGAAGTATTCACGCACAACATTCCAATTCATGTTTCTGCATGCTTTCCCGGAATCCATTCCTATCCACGCTTCCCTCGCTTGTTCTCTCGTAACTGCCATCGAATTAGCTCCCTTCTGAATTCAGATTCCAAACGGTCCATACCTAGCACCACTGGTAGTGCCTTCCGCGATACACTCACGCAACACCGACTCAAATACGTCGCCACGCCACGAATTGCCAGCGGCAAACTCTACGCCGCAGTCGTCGAGCATGTCGAGGCAGATTACCGCACACGCTCCAGGCTCATCGAACACGGTAGCAAGGAATTCCATCTGATTGCCATTCGTTAGTCCGTCGTGCATGAATCGGATCGCGTAGAATCCGAGTCCACTGATTCCGTTTCGGTGCCAACAGCATTCCTTAATCTCGATGTCTTCTCGCCTCATCGTGTCCTTCTCCTTTGCTAGAACAGTAACGCTTCGCTTTCAGCTCGTTTCGTAATCGCTCTGCCAATATTTTTCTTAGCAGCAGCAATGTATTCGTCCTTAATCTCGCACCCATACGCACGACGCCACAGCCTGATTGCGGTGTACAATTCACTTCCGATTCCTGCGAAAGGTGAGAACACAATTTCATCAGGATCGGAATACAACCGCACTAATCGTTCTATCACTCCGAGCTGTAGCGGGCAAATGTGCTTCGTGTCTTTCTCACCTTTCGCTTCGCGGGTATTCAGCGTGTCGGTGGCTTTTATTTCATGCCACGACCAACAGCTTTCCGCCCATTGAATCCACTGATTCCGAGAGACTTGGCCCTTCTCGTTAATCGCTTTCTGATTCTCGCCAGGTGCTCGGAACTTCAATAGGTAATCAGGCAACGCACATCGAGCCTTGGAACGATCCCGTTCCAGTCCGACGAATTGCAGTTCCCTGGACTTCGTCCGAATCGCCTGGGCTTGCGGATTGCGTGAGACAACGAAGTCACCATCGAATATCAGCCCAGCACGTTCGCCTAGCCTGATGTTCAACCCACGGAAATCAAACAACCCCTCACCTCCGGATCGTTTCATTCGCGGAATCTGTGTGACGTGAACCACAACCACGCGGCCGGGTTTCAGTAGCCTTGCGAATTGGCGATAGAAAAAACCCAAGTGAATCTTCGCTTCGTGTTTCAGGTCCTCGCTATTACCGATGTCCTCAGGTTTACTGCTATACGCGAAGACAGTAGGAAAGGGGGGCGAGAAAACCGACATATCGAAACACGCGTCTGGCAATTCTGCCATGTGTGTGATACAGTCGCCTTCGTGAATATGCCACTCGTTACCGTTTAGAATATCGCTCATCGTTTACGCTCCTTTGCCTTGTCATATAGTTCTGGATCTTCTCGCTTCAACCTTGCGAACACTCCAGGCATCCACGCCCAGCGTGACACGAATTCGTTCCATTCCTTCGGACGCTCTCCAATGAAATCGTCCGGAGCACGGTAGTAGGACGCGAACGGAACCGCACCGGCCAGCAAAATTTCTTTGCACCGTTCCTCCGCTAGTTGCGTCGTGTCGTTCTCGTCGAATCCACATAGAACGAAACACCGCACTTGTCCGAGTGACAACCCGCTTCGCTCTCGCAATTGCTTGATGGATTCCGACGTTGTTTCAAGCATCGCTGGCGAATCATAAGCCACGTATATACGTTCCAGCTTCGTTCGGAGTCCACCAATCAGATCAAAGTGCCACCCCTTTGCGATCTTGGAATCAATCCCGCCATGCAATCCGACTTTGCCTGTCTGCCTGCGAAGCATCTCGAATACCGATTCCACATGCGGTTTATTGCACGCGAATAGGTTACTGTCAAGCACCCTAGTCCCGTCGCGTATCTCCAGTTCTCTGATTCCT